GGCTCCGGGGCCTCGATTTCGGGCTTTTGCGGTCTGGCCGTAAAGTTTGCCGCCTAGCCGCCACGACGCTTTGTGGGTCTCCGCAGGAGGCTTTGGTCACTTGCTGGGTCATTTCACGATTTCCGCCAGCCTCTCGATGGTGACATCCGTCTCAATGTACGGGCTGCTGCCGCTGTCGTCCGTGTAGGTTCCGGTTACTCCATCCGTGCTTTTCCAAAGTATCAGGTTTTCCACCTTGCTGCTGTTGCCCTCGCTGAACTCCTCGACCTTGTACTCCGAAAGCGTGATGCCAAGCTCTGCCGCTTTGTCGAACACTGCCTGTGCCGTCTGCTCCGCCACTATCGGGAGATACAGGCCGCCAGAGGAAACGGTTCGGATGGTGAGCGTGTACTTGCTGCTGTAATAGAACGCATCAATCGACGATATGTAGGCTGCGCTTTCTTTGTCCAGCGCGTTCAGTGTGGTTTCCTCGAGGACGCTCCGGTTCGTCTCCGGTGTCGATACTCTGGTTGTGCTGGTTGTTCTCTTTCGGGGTACTATGAGGTCGAATCCGCCAAAAAGCATGAACGCAAAGAATACAGCGACGACTATGGCTATGACGTTCGCTTTTTTGTTCTGCTTTTTACCCGGCTCCGCTGCCGGGTTTTCTTTTTTGGGCTGCGTCGGTTTCTGCTCCGGCGTCGGCTCCTCTTTCACGCGGTCCGCAAAGCTCACCTTTTCCTTATCATCACCGAAGTATGCCCAAAAGCACTTTTCCCGTTCGTCAACATACAGGTGCGTCATGTACTTCCAGCCATGCTTCGTGCGGTATTTTCCTAGAACCTTTTTGTGTGGGACGTCTATCACAGCGAATGTTCCGCTGTCCTCGTCGTTCCGAGCATTGTGCGCTGTCTGGCACACGGCGTATCTTGAGCCGTCTGAAATGGAGGCCGCGTTTACAAAAGATTCCGTTTCGTACACCAGCTCCGGGGTGAATGAATCATCCGTGATGTAGAACTGCTTTCCCCAAAAGCAAGCAATCTTGGAATCCCTGCTCATTACGAAGTTGATTTCGAGCGATGGCTTGTACGCGCACTGCTGTTTCAGCCTCTCCCGTACCTCGTCCATCGGGATGCTGGCCGGGTCCACGAATCGCGCGTTGCTACTTGTTGCCCCCCCCCCGAACAGTTGTTCGTGGGTAGGGGACACAGTTGTGTTACCCATAACTGTTGTCCTCCTGTCCTTGTGTTGGTGGTCGTGCTTTTATGATAGCACCTAAAAGGGACAATGGCAACGGCTTTCGCACCAGCGATTGCCAAATCGCTGAATATAATATATCCTCTACTATACTCTTTTTTACTCTACTCTACTTTGTCGATTGTTTCGCCGGAAATACCCGGAAATGCTGTTTTCAGTGTATATCCGCGCGGATATGTGCTCAAAACGGTATTTCCGCTCCGGTTATCCTGTTTTTCGTGGGATTTTGGGACAATGGTGTGCGCAGTCTCCTGCGACCCTTTTATCAACTTTTTCCACCTAGTTTTCCACTTTTCGGGTCATTCTGGTTTTTCCGGGCCGTTTTTCTGCGGTTATCCACGGAAATGATAGAAAACGTATCAAAAAGTGCTTTTCTGTTCCGAAAACGCTCGTTTTCGTTAATAACCGCGCCGGAAATGCTGTTTTAAGTGCGTTTCCGGGGAAGATATTGCAAAAAACGGCAATAAAAAAAGAGCCTCCCGGCCCTCTTGTGTGAGGTATACCGGGAGGCTCATGCTGTTATAGGGTAGCTGCTGGGGCGTCCTTAGTGAATCTGGTTCTTGACGTTCTCGTAGGTCTTATCACCCTCGAGGGCAGCCTGCGTGAAGCTGTTGTTGTACCACCAGTTGATAAGGGCGGTGACGGTGGTGATGCCGGTGGTGACGAGCTGCTCCACAGTGGTGCTCTCGATGGGCAGCGGAGACTTTCCGAACGCGCTGAGAATCTGGTTGGTCAGTGCCAGCAGCAGGGCGGCAGTGCGAGCAATGGTAGCAGCGGAAATCTTGTTGTTGTACTTCATGGTCTTGTTCCTTTCTTTTATTCGATAATCGCTTTGATGCCGCAGCGAGAAACCACTTCCCGCTGCGCGTGTTTGACCTTGGAGGCATAATCTAAGGCCGCGTGCATATCTCCATTGCAATGTGCATCGGGAATACGCTGCACGGCCTTTGCGGTGGCCTCACCTAAAGCGATGGCCGCAAGTGAGGTTTCATAGATGCAGATTTGCAGCTCCTCGCGGCTCTGCTCGCGTTTGGCCTCGGCCTCGCGCCGCTTCTTGTCCTCCTCCGCGCGGGCTTTCTCGCGCTGTTCGATGCGGTGCTCAATGAGCCACAGACCAAAGGCGAAAAGGCCGGAGGGGATGCCTGCGGCTACAAGAAATTGCCACGGTTCCAATGGTATCACCTCCTCCCTCACAGATACTTGTCTGCGCCAGACAGAACGGTCCAGCTCTTAGGGCCACAAATGCCGTCTGCTGCGAGGCCGTGCTTGCGCTGGACCTCCATCAGGGCTTTTGTGGTAGCCGGTCCGAAACCGCCGTCGTGAGTGATGCCGAGGAGCCGCTGCAGCATGACCGTTGCCGCGCGGTTTGCTGCGCCCGTGCAGCCCTGCTCAATGGTCGGCAGCACGAACTTGTTGTAGGTCGTGCTGGGGTACACGCCGGGCTGGACGCACAGCCATGTGGCCTTGCCTCCGCGCGTGTCGGTGTGGACAATGGCGGCCTTGTCGTGCCAGTAGATACCGACCGCGCCAAAGCCCTGCGCGGCTGCGATGATGCCAAGAGCTACGGGGTTGACGCTCCTGTCTACCGTCCTCCAGTCGGCCGCGATGCCATACAGGTGGCGGCTCGTCCGGCTGCCGCCGACTTTCGGGTCTGCGTTGTGCTTCACGCAGCGATAGCCCGACGTCACCTTGATGGCCTTGCCGAGCTTGGTGCGGATGGTCTGCATCTTCTGGACGAGCTCCGGGTCAATCATCTGCGCCGTGCAGCCGCACGGGCAGGCGAACTCGTAGCGTTCAAAGTCCGGGGTGATTTTCGTGTGGTCGTTCGGCTTAAAGGTAATTACGCTCATTCTCACCGTCTCCTTTATCGGTCCGTTTGAGTGCGGAAAATTCTGCGTGTATCACCGCGCGGGCTGCTCCGTAGCCCTCCGGCTCCCCGCAGTGCGTTTCGAGGGAGTGCTCCTCCCACCGGTCGAGCAGCTTTACGGTAGCCTCCAAAAGCTGCTCGAGCCTCTCCTCGCGGTTCATTGGCGGCTCCTTTCAGCGGCTCTCGCCGCGCCGGAACAGGGTGTAGCGCGGTCGTTCCTCTCCGAACAGTAAATATCGCAGCCAGTCGTCGAGGACGATGGCCGCGATAGACACGAAAATCCACAAAATGCTGAACGGGAGACAAATCTGCCCTTTGTAGTTGAACGGCATCCCGGAATAGTCCCAAACGCCGAGGCCGAGCCAGACGTTGAGAATCATGCCGGTAATGAGCTCCGTTCCTGTCACGATGGCTGAACCGAGGACACCCTGCCAAATGAGTGGAGTGTCCCACTCAAGTAGACCATCGTTCAGCTCACCGAGAATCAGAAAAAGGAATCCGCCGAGGACGAACATTGTCCAATGGCTATGTCCTCTGAAAAGCACCTCGAGTCCGAAGTACGCAAGCCCTCCGAACACAAAGAGGATAGCAGTTTTACATACAGAGTTCCTTGCCATTTCGGTCCTCCTTAGGCGGAGAGCTTGTTGATGATGGCCGTAATCTGCGCCTGCGCTGCGCTGAGGATGCCCTCGACTTCCTTTTCGAGGTCCTCGGGGAGGGTACATCCGTAATAGATGGAGCCGATAACATTCGGGTCAGTCTCGCGCTTCGCCCACTGGCGCAGCGCATTGCAGTAGGTCGTCTGTTTGGTGACGAAGCTCTTGTATTCGCTGTACAGGGTAATAATGTCTGCCGCGCTGTACATAACGCACTTGCCGCCATCAGGGTGGTAAGGGTATTCGGACGCGCCCAACGTAATAGCCGCAAACATCGAGTCGATGTTCGTCTGGTCGTTGGGCATCAGCGAAAAGTGCTGCGTGCCGCCGGACAGCTCCACGTCGATACCAGCATAAATAAAGTTCTGGCAGGTTTCGGAGGCGTCGTCCGCCACCTTCTGCGCCAGAGTGGGAAGGTCATTTTTCTTCCATTCGATAGCCATACTGTCCTCCTTACTGGAAAGCGCCGGTGACGGCCTCAATGTAGCCGCTCTCGCCGCTGGCTCCGCGTGACACACTGATGCGGAAGTTGAACGCCGCACCATTCGATGCGGTCTTATTGCTAAAGACAATATTTGTCCCCTTCTGCACCTCGGTCGTGGCGTCCTGCCAGACCGGCTCTGCGTCGTTGGCGTTATTCGTAACCTCCGCTTTGAACGTAGCATCATCAGGAATGCTACCGGTCACCTGCAACACGGCGACAGTGATGTCGCCCTCAACTGCGAGGGGAGATTTCAGCGTCACACTAGCGCTGGTGACATCCTTTGTGAACGTCGCACTGGCGCTGCTGCTGTCCTTGCCGTCGCTTGCTACAATCTGGATGGTATGGGAACCGTTCAGAATACGGCGGAATCCTTCCTCTGTGCTGGCCTGCTCGAAGGTCAGCACCGTGCCGGACGCAATGTCCGTGCGCGTAGTCACAGTCTTGCCGTCCAGTTTTTCGGTAACGGAAATGGTATCGCCATCCGCGTCACTCACGGTGTAGCTATAGGAAAAGGCCGCGTTCTTCTCCCCCAGCTGCGTGCCGCTCGTATTCGTAATGGTAGGCGCAGTGTTCACCGATACCGTGCCATCATCCGAGACGGAGAGTTCAGAGGGAAGAATAAAAGCGGGGCGGACGCCGCAGGAGTCGTTGTAGAACCAGTAGCCGTTGCTGCCATCAGACTTCACACACCAGATGCCGTACGCGCTGCCGGTGCGCGGAGACCGGAGCCACCACACGGCAGCGCTGCTGCCGTTATAGGCGATACGCTTGCTGTTGCCGCCGGAGCTACTTCCGAAATAGTCCAGCTTTGCGCCATCTTTCGGGAAATAGCCGCTGTCACTGGTCGTCCAGCCGACCTCGTAGCCAGACAGTAAGAACACTTTGGTAGAAAGACCACTCGTGCCAGTGGCAAGGCTGCCGCCGCTACCCGTGCCGTTCTGGTACGGGATTTTAACCTGCTTGATGGCCGCTCTAATTTCGGAATCAATCAGGTTGTAGAAGGTGCTGTTCAGGTAAGAATGGATGCTAGAGTCCTTATAGGAGTTGCTGTTACCGAACGTACTTGTGGTGTAAATATCCTTGAGCAGAACCCACGTTCCGTTGCAGGAATCGTCGTAGATACTGGACGGCTTACCCTGATGCACAATAATGAAATCCTTGGCCGCGCCGTTGACCTTGATTTTAACGGTGCTACCGACGGCTTTCGTACTCAATTTTACGTTTGCCATTATTGCCTCCTTGCAAAAAATCAGGCCCACGGCATAACGCCTGCGGGCCTTGTGTTCTGCGAAGCGGAGGCGGCGAGCGCCTTGTGCTGCTTCTTGTAGATATAGCGGCACTGGCGAGCTCTCCGCCTGTCTCGCGCGAGTTTATTCGAGTTGATTTTTCGATGGATGGGAATTTTGCAATCAAGCAATTTTTCGAGCCGGTCTGCGTACTGCCTGCGCAAAGAATAAGTATCACCGTGGGCTGCATGAGCGTCCCATGCGTTCCATCGACGAAGGATTTCTTCCTTTGTGACTTCGCCTGCCGGGTACGCGGCCTCCCAGCATTTGATTTTCTGCTTCATGTGCTTTGCGCTGTCTCGTCTGAGTTTCTGTATGACCGCTCCGGTCTCTGTCAGATAACTGTGGAATCCCAAAAAGTCGATTCCGTTTCTCATTGGGAGTATCACTGTCTTTTGGTTCAGCTCTAGTCCATAGCTGTCCATGAGCACACGGACATCACGCAAAATACGCTGCAAAATTCTCTCATCTGGGCAGATAATATAGAAGTCATCCATATATCTTCCGTAGTATTTCACGCCGTATTTTTCCTTTATGATGTGGTCAAACTCGTCCAAAAATGTAAGAGCAAAGAGCTGGCTTGTTTGGTATCCCAACGGCAGTCCTTCGTCCATTACATCAATGTAGATACACAGCAGCTCATACACGCGCGGGTCCACACCACGCTTATCGAGAACAGCCTTGAGCTTTTTCTTGAGCTTGCTGTGGTCGATGCTTGCGAAAAAGTGTCGGACGTCGCCTTTAAGAACCCAACCGTCTGCGCCGTGGCCGCTCCTCCGGTAGTAATCTACCATGTGGGTTTTCAGGCGCATCAGGCCGTCGTCAGTGCCCTTTCCGGTCTGGCTGGCAAAACTATCTCGTACAAAGCTCTTTATCAGAGCCTCGTAAAGGACATTATCCACCAACGCATGAAGTGTAACCTTATCGACAAAAGCCGGTGCATGAACCACACGCTTTTTGGGTTCGTACACGAAAAACACTTCAAATTTGCTCGGGATGTAGCATATCTTCCGCTGTATCTTGCCGCCCGGTTGCCGAACAGCTCGAACGGCAAGTTTGCGGGACAACTTTTCCGTGCAGGCCAGTGCATTTGCCTCGTATTCGATAGTCTTGCTTTTGTTGCGTTTTCCCTTCCGAGCTTCAAGGTATGCCCTATACAGCACCTCGAAGCTGCAAAGTTCTTCGTAGGTCAAAAATTAGCCCTCCGCCGGTTCACTATCGTGGTAGTGGGCTGCATCCCCGAAAGGATGGCCCACCTCAGCGGGATGTATTTGTCACTTTCCTGCATCGGAAAGCGACAGGATGTGACTTCCTTTGATGGATGCACTGCTTTCGGCCGGGCGGCCTACTCGTCTCGCAAACCCATCAGAGCGGGGCGGACGCCGTAGGAGTTGTTGTAGTTCCAGTTGTCGTTGCTGCCATCAGACTTCACACACCAGATGTTGTTCGTGTTGTTGGTGTTCGGAGACCGGAGCCACCACACGGCAGCGTCAGAAATATAAGTCGCACCCTATATGCAAAGCGGATTTCCGCTATGCTTTCTCTTGTGGCGCGGGCGAAGCCTCGCCTTTCTCAGGAGGGGCCTCCTGAGTGGCAGAGAGAGCGGCTTTCAGTGCCGTCACGAGCTCTTTGAGTCTCTTTTCCTCTGCATCCTGCCGCAGCTTCTCAGCGCGGCTCCGCTCGGTTCTGAGCCATTTCATCGCGGGATATTTAACGTCGGTGACCTTTTTGGTCCAAACTTCCGCTTTCTTCAAGCTAATGACCCCGTCCTCCGTGCAAAGAGTAATGAAGTCGAGCAGCGAAGAACATCCGGCGATAACTGCGTAGATTTTGCGGAGGCGTTCGTCGTAGTCGGTCAAAAAGTCTGCACCGTTGGCCGTGTGCGCATCCAGAAGGATTTGCTTTGCCGTCTTTCTGATGTCCCTGCCGTAGAGGTTGTAGGTGCTTCTTGTAAAGCCATCCTTCTGTTTCGTATCGAGCGCGTGGACAGCAGTGGTGCATACCTGTTTGATTTCACGAACATCCTCAAGCTCGGCTGCTTTCTGGAAAATCCTGCGGGCATCGCTCCGGCTGATGTCCTCCGAAACGATGCGGGTCGCCCGCTGGGTGTATCTTAAAAGGTCTCGAGCCTTATTTCCAACCGTGAATTGCTGTTCGGCCATCAGAACTCCAATCTCGCCTGCTCGGAGTTCCAAACGCCTGTGACGGAAACGCCGTCGAGGCTGCCGAATGTCACGTTGAAGGGGTTCTTTGTGACATTCGTTCCGAACTTCAACTCAATGGCCTTTACGCTCGCATTCATGGCCGCAATGCTGGCGCGGAGGTCTCCATGTGCGTTTTCTGCGGTATTGTGGGCATCGACGGCAGCACTGATGCGCTGGTCCGTCTCCTCCTTGTTGTAGGCGTCAGACTCCGGCCGCTGCGACTCGGTCAAATGCCCATCTGCGTCCAGTGTAGCGATGCCTCCGGGCACGCCAACCTGCCCAGTGCGGACAACATCCTCGTCCGGTGCTTTGCCTGTGCCTGCGTTAAAAGCGCCATATGCCATGTCAGGTTCCCTCCTGTTCGTCCGTGTATTTCACGGTGCTCGTGATATGATACTGCGCCGAAATTTCATCGACAGGGATATTCGCGGCACGGAGCCGCAGCTTTCCGTTCAGACTTTCAGTCGCAATAAAGCCCGCCGCACCCGCCACATCATAGAACTCCGGCAATACTGTAACGTCCACAATATCGGTAACCAACAGGCCAGCAATGGGGATATCACAGTAAAAATAGCCGGGGGAGGAATCATCCTCGCCCCAGCCATCGACCGGAATCTTAAAAGACACTGCCGCCATGATGTCCTGCTTTTCATGCAGAATATCATCCACCTCGTCGATGCTGTCCGCAGTGGCATTCGCCAGCTCGGAAACGACAGTGTTGCACTGTTTGATATGGCTACAAAGTGCGGCGAGTCCTGTGCCCAAAAGCGCCTTAACCTTCGCTTTTGCCATAGGGCTCGCCTCCGTTCTTAGTCAGCCAGCAGAGCGGCAATCTCCTCTGCAGAGAAGTCCTCCACGTCCTCGTCGTGCAGGACGTTCTCAGGCTCAGTGTACACGACAACTTCCTTGCCGTCGATGTTCACATTGCCGTTGGTGGAGCTGGCTGCGGTCTTGGTAGCGCCCTCGGAAATGCCCTTCAGCTTTTCGCCCTCGGCGTCGGTCATCAGGCGCTTGCCAGATTCGGCGGCTACGAAGTCGGCAGGCTTCTTGCCGCTGTCGGTCAGATTGCCCTCGCCATCCAGAGTAGCAAAGTTGCCGGTGACAGCACCAGTGACCTTATCGGCCTTGCCGGAGATGTCCACTTCCTCCGGGGTGGGAACATACAGGCCGTCGTCCTTCAGGGTCAGGGCGTTGCCCGCAGCAGCGGAAACATTGACCTTGACATCCACCTCATAGCCAGCGATGGTAACGGTGGTGGACTTATCCTTGTCGGTAGCCTTAGCCTTGTAGGTATCCACCAGCGCAGCCATGCTCAGGAAAGAGTAGGTGCAGGAGTCAGGATTCTCGCCCTTGACGGCCAGCACCATGACGGGCTTGCCGTCCAGCTTGGGGTCGGTAGCGCCGGGGTAGGTCGCAGCATCGAACTTGAACTTTGCCACGAAGGTGGTCTTGGTCTGGTCGAGGAACAGCTCAGAGGGGAAGTCAACGGAGAAAGCAGCAGTGCCGCTCTTGTCGGTAGAGGTGTAGAAGTTCACGGTATTGCCGTCAACGCCAAGAGACTTGATAGCAGCGTTGGCTGCGGTCTGCACAGGGGTAAAGGCATCCTTCTTGACAAAGCTTTTCTTAATTTCGGCAGTCAAGTTACGGATGGTGGTCTTGGTAGAAATCTGCTTAGACATAATGTAGTCCTCCTAAAAAGTTATTTCAGCATATCGACGATTTCCTGCTGCGTTTCTTCCTCGTCAAGCAGGTCCTCGCTCGTCATGACGGTTTCTTTACGGACGGTCAACGCATTCGTGCTGTCAAAGTCAAGGCCATCGCCGATACGAACGGTAATAGCTCCGTTAGAGTCGCGCTTTAAGCCCTGACCGATACTCACGCTTCCGGTTTCACCCGAACCACCTCCTTTCCCGAACAGATTTACGACGACCTGAATATCTGCCTCCGGGATGCGCTGTGCAAAAAATCTGACGAAGCCGTCATGCGTTTCGCACCCGTTCAAGACGCCAGCTTTGTTCGTAATATAAAAGCCGCCCGGCATGACCGCACCAGAGGGAATGAGCTCACTGGTGCTGTCGGGCAGCTCTGCATCGTAAATGCACTGGTAGTAGTTCATACCGCCAGCCTCGTCATAGTCGCCCTCGTCACGCGCAGGTTTCCACCCGTCTGCGGAAAGAGTGAGTTCATAGGAACCATAGCATCCTCCGCCGGAAATGTTTTCCACCTGTTCTTTAATGAGCGTCTTGACCTTCTCCTCGTTCAGGATTTCGCCGGACTCGGAAAGTTTTTTGATGGCCGTGCTGACCGCCGCCGTGATGGTCGCTGCATGAGCATCGGCGTCGGCGTTGTGCTTTTTAATTTCAGCCTCGACCAGCTTCATAAGTGCCTGTACCTGCGGGGCCACTGTAAGGCTGATATTCGCTTTGTTCGACACAGCCAGCAGAATGTCAACGTCGAACGCAAAATTAGCGTTTGTGCCACTCGCGGGAATCTCGACGCCGCGCTCGTCCTGCATAAGGAACAGCAGGACCTCCTCCCCGTCGTTCAAGCGGCCGAAAACGCCCACCTGATGCATAAGGTAGGCGTCGTCTCCGCTCTCAGTATGAACGCTGACCTTTCGCGCGGGATGCCCGTCGTCGTCCTCGATGGTCTCAATGCCAAGCAGCATCAGTTCGTGAAGGTCGCCACTGACCGTAGTTTCTTCCGAAAGGTCTGTGTCAGCAGAGCCAGTACCGCTCACAGCGCGGGTAATCGTCAGCGCGCCGCCGGAGAGAGATTCCGACAGCAGGGCGGCACCGGCGGCGGTGTAGTTAGACTTTTCCCAACTCACGTTGTCTGTCCTCCAATCTTGATTGTGATGGTTTCACGCGCGTTCGCAGGCCCGCCAGCGGCAAACGCCCGCGCGCTGATTGTTTTCGGTCCGATGGTTCCCGGCAGCTTAACAGAGGCTTGCATCCGGGCTGCCCGGAGTGCTCCCGCAGCATATGCCGTCGCGCTGACAGCTCGCGGCTTAATAGTTCCCGGCAGTCGCACCGTGCAAGAAATTGTCGTACCGAGCGGAGCGGCTGCCGCGTATGCTGGCTGTACATCCGGTTTGTAGCTAAGAGAAAGTGACAGCGCAAGGTGCGCCGGTATTTTTCTCAGCAAACACTCGATGATGTCGCTCGAAAAGAAAGCTGATTCATCCGGTGGCGATATGCAAACGTAGATTCTGCCCTTGCTGAATTTGACCTCTGGGGTGTCTCCGGTATAGCCTCGGACGAGCTCTTTTATTTCAGGCGCGCCAATATGGTTTGCGCCAACAAAATACGACGCCACCAGCTTGCGCCGAACCTCAAGAGTTCTGTTCTTGTTCGGTGCAATGTCGAGAAACGCTTCCATATCGGAGAGTGCAGCTGCGTCCATCATCGAGATAAAGGTATCGTTCGCTGCTGCGTCAACGCCTGCCTCGATTTCGTCGAGCTTTCCTCCTGCGGCACGCCAGATGGCGTCCATCTCAAAAACGTCCCGGTAGAATACCGGGTAAAATGTTTTTAGCTCATCATATACGCTTGGAAATCCATTAGGATACAGGGTCGGTTTCACTGACGTTCACCTCCCCTAAGACAAAAACCTCCTCTGTTCCGGTCTCGACGTTTGAGGTCTGACCGTTAAAGCGGAGGTTTTCGTAGTCCAGCACTCCCGTGAGGCCATAAATAGTATTTCCGACCGTGCTGATACGCAGGGTCGGCGTTTCCCCGTCGTTCGCCGAAAGATTGATATTCTTGACTTGTGCCTTGAGTGCAGTCTGTGCTGCATCCTTGACCGTGGCAAGGTTTCCGCCCTTTGCCAACGTGACAGAGAACGAAATATCCACCTTTTTAGCGGTGGCTGCAACGGCCGTGAAGTGCGCGCCAATATTGGCCTGCCCTTCCCCCAATCCGGTTCCGCCCGGGTCGATGTACTCCTGCACACGCTGCACGACAGCGTCCGATGCCGGTCCTCCCTCCGTATCAATAAGAACTCCCTTGACGGTGTTCTCTCCTGCCCAAAGAGGGATGATGCGTGCGCGGCCGACGCCAGAAATGCTTTCGCACCACGTCTTATAGTGCTGGCGGTTTCCGTTTTCAGCCGGGCCCGCAATTTTCTCCTGAACTCGTTTTCGGAGGCTCTCGTCGTCCTCCTCGTCGGAGCCCGGCTCAAGTTCCTCCGCGATAGAACAGGCTGTGAGCTCGCGCAATGTTTCAACCGGAACGACCGCCGTTCCGGACAAAATATCATTTGCCGCCGTTCCGGTTTCCTCCGCTTCAATATAGAAGCCAAGGTCATCGTCCTGCGCAAGTACAAAATATTGTCCAGCGCAGAAAAAGCGCGTCCCGAGTTCCGGGAGCTCGCCCTCGTATTTGATGCGGTACTTTGCAGCGGAGGCAACCTGTCTATAAACGCCGTTTTCCTCGGCTCTCAGTGTAAGGTAGTCTCCGGTCGCTGTCACCAAGAACACCATCTCGAATACCTGTTCAAGGTCTGCGTAGTATTTAGCGATTTTGAAAGCGATGCCAGCGACAGCATCGTAGAAGATGCTGCCCTGCCGCAGGTCGATGCCATCTGGCGCGCGGCTCAAGATGTCCTCTAAAACCTTGTCATAGGTCTGGGCTTCAAACACTTTATATCACCTCCTCTACCTCTGTAGTCCCATAAATGGTGTCGGCCTTGAAATGCACGTTGCAGTAGTCCTCGTTGAACTCAAACTCAAAGTCATAGACTTTCAGAATACGGCCGTCACAAAGGAGTGCATCCTCTACAAGCCTCGGGATTTCCGACTTGATAAGCTCCTCCGTCGCACTCTCGTCCTTGATGGTGTCCTTGATTTCGCTGCCATACTGGTTGTCGTACGCAAGGCAATGGAACCGAGGCGTAAGAAGCGCTTTCTCGATGTATTGGTTGACAGCCTCGAGGCCATCAACTTTTCCAACGATGCGTCCGGTCTTGAGGTCGAGTTTATAGGTGAGCGACGGCTGCTCTTTCTCCTCCTCAATGCCGGATATAGCGATTGGAACAAAAACTCTGCTCATACGATAGCCCTTTCGAGCGCAATGTAGCTTTTGCCGTTGTTGAAGCGGAGAAGATACACGGACTCTCCAACCTTGAGCGCATTGTAAACCGTCATAAGCGCTCCTTCGATGACAAAGGTTTGCAACGAATGGATGTGAGCGCTCGCTTTGGAGCTCTCAACCTTGTGGTAGTCTCCCTCCGGCTGGTCCTTTGCTCCTTCATAAGGGCATCCGATTATGCCAGAGACTTTACCAGAACGGGAATCCAGCAGGTCAAAGTCGTGCCCATGCGCTCCGCCGATATGAGTATTGCTGTCGATTTTTCCGCCAGCAAGAGATATATCAATGCGAGTCTGGTAGTCGGTAAGGTTGCGAGGGACGAGAAGCGCACTACCAGAAATTTCGAGCTTTTCGTCGTTCTCTATCTTGATGGTAAGCGGACTTTCGCTTGTAACCGTGCCGACCACAATGCCACCATCGTTCGGGAGCATAGACATAAAGAGCTGCTTGAAGCTCGTTGCCTGTTCCGGGTCCATAGGCTTCTCCTATCCGATTTGACTGGCGTTCACCCATCCATACACGGTGCTCTGCTTGTCCGTGTGGATGATGTGATACGGGTGTTTTGCGTTCTTGCCTTTGGCAATGGCCGTTATTTTAGCAGGGCCCGCTTTTGGGCTGTTGGTCGGAGAGGTCGCGGTGGACGCCACATACTGCGGGCCTCCGGTAAACTGAACCTTATCTCCGACGGAGTGCGCGTTCTTTTTACTCGAGCCGCTACTCGTTTTGACTTTCCGCTCCGTGTCCGTCGCCATGTTCATGGTGAGGCGCATCGAATGGTAGTTTCCCTTAAACGTGTGGGTATCTTCATCAACATAGTAGCTGTTCGAGATTCCGAGAGGATTGATGATAATACAGACTCCAATGCCAGAAATCACGTCCGGGATTCCGAGAGCCTCCACATTGAGTGACCTACTCGGGAGCTTCTCCTCCGCCAACATGGACTCAACCATGTCTGTGAGGTTTGCCTCCTCGGTATTACTGTCGGGCGTCGTGATGTCCTGCATAATTCCGATGGTTTTCTCGAGTTCCGTGTCAGCCTTTTGGGCGACAACTTTATCTTCTTTCGACAACAGCTTGATTCTGGTTTTCACCTTCTCGATGCTGCACGAGTAGTCGTAGTTTGAAAGGTTACTTCCCGCTTCAACCACCCACTGCAAGATGCTGTCTTTCCGCTTAATCAGGCTCAAGGAGCCGTCAGCAGAAGTAACATAGTATCTGATTCCGGTCGCCTTAAAAGTAAGGCTCAGAGCATCAAGAATCACATCACAGGCCGTTGTCTTTGCTTTCGGAAGTTCCGAAATCACATAGCCTGTGTCAGCGACATCCTTGTATGGAATCTGGAATCTGTTGCAGCAATCTTTGAAGATGTCCGAGGCCTTTTTCTGTTTGTAGTTAAAGCTGTCTTTGTTGTTCGACAGATAAATACCAACATCGTAGGCTTTGATGGTCATGGTCTTTTTTGCGTTCTGCTTCTGCGACATGATGATGCCGCGAAAAAGTTCTTCGCCCTCCCAATAGAAAACGCAGTGGTTTCCCTTGGTAACATCAATGCCGGAGCGGGCGTGTTTCCAGCCGTCATCGTCGATAAGCGAAACGGAAAGAGAGCGTGCCGGAGAGCCCTTGCGGCCGCTCCATGTTACGCTCTCAACCAGTTCGCTCATGTCGTAGGTGGTCTCGTCTTTGGTGACGAGAAATGTAATCTTGCCCATTACCTCACCTCACGGGAGCTGCAACACCTGTCCGGGATAAATCAAGTTTGGATTCTTGATTTTATCCTTGTTCAGTGCATAGATTTCGTTGTACCGGCCGCCGTCTCCGAGGGCCGTTTTCGAGATGTTGTAGAGGCAGTCGCCGGGCTTTACCGTGTAAGTTTTTGCCTGAACGCGGTTATCTGTCCGGGTCGAGCTCTTAGAGACGGTCGCCGTCCCAGCAGAATCAACTTTGACCTGCCTGACCTTGACCTCTCGGTACTCCTTGAGCTTGATTTTGTAGTAGATGCTGTCCGGGTCTCCGCCCTGCTCATAGGGCTGCAATGTTTGGATAGCGGCGTAAAAGTTCGCGCTCGTTCCGGTAAGGATAAGGTGAACCGGCTTGTCGCTGTTCTTCCACTCACACAGCTTTTGGAGTAAAACCTTAGGAGGGGTAATACTCCGGGTTTGAAGTCCCGGGAAATAGGTTGCCGGGAAAAAGCCGTCCCATGAAACCTCGACCGCCGGACGGTCTTGCAAGATAATAATTTCACCGAGGCCGCTGATGGTGACGCTTGTGTTCTTCGTTCCGAGGCTGACGCTGAACTTCTCTGGCAAAACAGGAAATTGCATTTTTTCCCGCTCGCCGTCGTGCGTAAGCCAGAGCTGCCGGTTACTCTTAAAAATCATACGCAAGGTCTCCTTCCTCAAAAATCTCGCCCTTAATGATGTTCATAAGGACCGGCTTCACATGGCGCGTCAGAACATCAAGGATTGTATCCTCGTCCGCTCCTGTTGCGTCAATGGAGCCGCTGCCATTGATTTCAAGGATGATTCTTTTCTCGCTGCGGTCTGCTCCACCTTCTTCGGATGGAGCAGACTGGCCGCCAGAGCTAAATGCCGCAGAGTTTTCGGTCGAAACGGGTGTCTCGTCGCCTCCAACCGCCGACAGGATTTTTTCGGTCTCCTGCGCGGGGAATACTTCGGAGCCTCTTGCTCCAACAATAAGCTCCGGGCCCTCCTCACCGGCGATGTAGACGTCCTCCGGTGCGGACAGCGTGCCGTTTGCATGGCCCGAGACTGTCGTGCTGGGTGTGGTGCTCAGGTGAGCGGCAGCCGCGTTTGCGACGGCTTGCGCCGCGCTCCCGGCCTCGCCAGTCATGGAGCGGATAGCATTGCAGTAAGCCTCAATGGTGGCTTTCGCTGCCGCTGCCGCCTCGTCGGTCATCTCCATTTTCTCGACCGTGCCGACCATCGTCTGCTCAATTTCGCCCATCTTCTCGTCGAAGTCGGTCTCCATCTTGGCAACGTTGTCTGCAAAGGCGTCCTTCGCCTTTGTGGTCTCCTCGAACTTGGAGTTGAACTCGTCCACGAACTTGGAGGCTGCTGCGGGCATACCCTCGGTGCTGCCGCCCAGTTTCTCGATATTCTGGATGATGGCGTTGATGTAGCCTGCGCTTTCCTCGCTGCCATCGCTCAACGACTTAATCAGGCCATCATCGAGGCCGTATTCTGCGGCCTTTTTGAGGTTTTCAGAGTAGAGGTTGAGGTAGTCCGTCTGGCTCTGCATGGCCTTTTCCATGTCGCTGACGGAAAGCTCCGACGAGGTTTTCATCGTGTCGAACAGACCGATTTGGCCCTCTATGCTCTCGCGGGCGGACTGGTAAGCCTTGTCGTAAGCTGCGGTCAGCTCGTCGAGAGCAGACTGCGCGGAGCTCGTAGCCATGCTAACAGCTTCGTCATAGGTGACGGTCTGGTTCTGCGCATCCTCGACCGCCTGTGCAACGCCGCGCCACTCGCCCTCGATGTCGGAGAGGGTCTGCTGGTTCTCGTCGTAGGCGGCTTGCAGTTCCTCGAGGGATTTCTTGTACTCGTCGATGTCGGAAGTCCACGCAATCCATGGACTGTCCTCGGCCCAGATGCCCTTGACCCAGTCGCCCGTGACGTCGTCCTGATACATTCCGCGCCGCTGACGCTCTGCATCGAGGTTCGCCTTCGCCTCGGCGATTTGCTGCTTAAGGCTGCTCCGTTCCTTCAGCAAGTCAACGTAGGTCTGCTGCTGCTCGGCCTTGTACTCCGAATCAGCCTGCGCCTTTGCGGCTTTCTTGATGGCCTTGACGGTCGCGTCCACGCTCTCGGTCACGCCGTCATAGGTCAGGCCGAGACCCGGGACGTCGGCGTTGAGCTGGTCGATGATAGCTTTCATCTCCGTGTAGCTCGCCGTCGTCTGCGAGTTCTGCGAGGCCAGTTCCCCGAGCCGCTGCGTCAAGGCCAGTGTACCGAGCTCCTGCTCCTTGATGCTCGAGGTGGTGCTGTTGTAGGCGTCCATGACCTTGTTGTGGCTCTCGACGAGTCCGTCGCACTCAGCCACAAACTCCTTGACGGTCTGCCGGTTGGCTTCAAACTCGTCGTTGAGCTGGTCAAGCTGGTAGCGCAGGCTGTTGGCAGCCTCGGAGTTCTCTCCGTACTGTTCGCAGGCTGCGTTGTACTGGTCGTTGAGGTTTTGCAGCTCGTCGTACTGGTCGCGGCAGGTAGCCGTCATGCCCTCGTACTCGTCGCTCTGGGTAATCAGAACTCCGGTTAGGGTGACGGCTGCCGCTGTGACAGCAACGATGCCTGCGGCCGCAAGGACAAACGGGTTAGCTGCCAGTGTCGCGGTGAATGCCTCCGTCACAAACTTCGCAGCCGTGGTGGCAATGTTGTAGGCAGCCAGCGCGCCGGTGAATCCGCCCACGCCAACCGCAATGGCCGAAATAGCCGCTACGACGGCCGGGTGCTCGTCCACAAAATCGCTCATGCCCGCAAATACCGAGGTGAATCCCTCGTATACCTGCGTGAGCGCGGGGTTAAGCACGTCGCCGACAGAGATTTTCAGGTTGTTGAAGGAGTTCTCCATCCGCTGTTTGCTCTTGTCGGTCGTGTCTGCCATCGTGGAGTATGCCTTTTCGGTTGCGCCTGCGCTGGTACGCATGGAATCGAGGACGCTGTTGTACTTGTCGGCTCCTGCGTTGAACAGAGACAGCGCGCCGATACCGGCCTCTGTGGAGCTCCACAGGGCGTTGAACGCGGTGCTGTCTCCGTCTACCGCATTGCCCAGCATTGCCATCACATCGCCGAGTGAATAGCCCTGCTCCATGAGCTGCGCAAAGGTCTTGCCGGTGGAGTTCAGCAGGACCTCCGAAACGTCGCTGCCTGTGTCGCCGAGCTCATTCAGCATCGATTTGAGGTAGGTACCGGTTTCTGCGGTAGCGATACCGTTGGCGGTTAGGACAGCGTAAGCCGAGCTAAGATTGTCCATCTGGACGTTGTACGCAGACGCCAGAGGAATGACCTTGCCGACGCTCTGCGCCAGTTGGTCCACGCTCGTTTTGCCGAGGTTCTGGGTGGTGATAAGGTAGTCGGAAAGCTGCGTTGCATCCGACGCCGCGAGGCCGTAGGCATTGATGGCTGTCGTCAAGACGTCCACGGCCGTAGTCGCCGACGTAAAGCCGCCGACGGCCAGTTTGGTCGCGGTTCCTGCAAAGGACGCCGCATCCGCTGTATTGACGCTGGCGGAAATGGCCTGATAGGTTGCCTCCGCCATATCGCTGGCTGCCTCGCCGGTCTCATTGGAGTAGGTGCGCACCTCTTTCGAGATGTCACTCAAGGATTTCTGGCTTGTGTCCGCGATAGTGGCGACCATTGCGGTGGAGGTCTCGAACTGCGCGGCCGCTTCGGAGCAGTCAAAAAAGCCGTTTTTAATCTCGTTCAGAGTGGCGGCAATTCCGGCCGACGCAAGGACGCCTTGCAGCTCCTTGATGCCGTCGCGGCTCTTTTTGCTCGATTCCTCACTCTGTTTGCCAGATTCCTCGGATTTATCACCGAACTTCTCGACTTCCTCCGAGGCTTTACGGGCTGCCTCCGCTGCCTCGTCGAGGTTTTTCTCGGTCTCGGTCGTTTTTTCGGACAGATTCTCGGCAGAATCGGCCGCCTGACCGGTGGCCTTTTCGTAGTCCCCGATGGCCGAGGACAGGTCATCGACGGAATCAGTAGCGGTATCGGCACTTTTAGCGGTCTGTGTGGCCGTGCGGGAGACTTTGCTCAACGCTCCGTCAGCCGCCGTGCCAGTGTTCTCGAACGCTTCGAGCGCTCGCTCACCGCTCCGAGTCATTTCGTCAAACTTGGAGGAAATCTCGTCGATGGCCTTGAATGTAACTTTCAAAGTCGCCATAATGTCCTCCCGTCACCTTACCGGATTATGTCCCGCCTGCACGGGTGCGCAGACTCCTCCTGCTCGGAGGCGATGTAAAAGAGCTTCTGTCTCCGAGTCATCCGGTCGAACTCCTCCGGTCGGAGGCCGTGCCGTTGCCACAGGACATGGGCCCAGTACGTCTCGCTGCCCGCGCTGCGAATCAGTTTTTTGCGTCGTCAATTTCCTTTTCGTCGGCCTGCTTCTGCTCCTCCTCGGAGAGCTGGCCGCCGATACCCAGCAGGGCCATAACAACGCGGGTGACATGGGCGAACTCGTCTGCGCGGGAGAAAACCTTCTCCGGCATCATGGTGACGTCCACGCAGTTGTAGTATTTCATCAGCTCCGGGTCGTCCAACTTGGGGTACTGCAACGCATCAACGATGATGTGGCGGGTGGCCTTCGCGTTGTCGCGCTCGTCGCGGAAAACCACATTGCCGCCGCTGATATACGGGTTGCCCTTGCCATCCAGCGCGATGCTCCGAGTGTGGTAAGCCTCGTTGATTTCACGAATGCGCTCGGAGGACAGGACCTTGACTTCGAGCTGAATGACTTTGCCGTTCTCGTCCTTGAAGCTCTCCGGGGCCGGAACGGTGACAACCTTTTCAACGTCAGATGCTTCGCGCATGAAATATTTCAGGTTCTTGCTCATAGCTTTTCCTCCAAAATAAAAATGGAGCCCCTCCGCCTTGGAAGGGCTCCGTACTCGTGTGGCTAACATGAATGCCGGTCACATCAGATAATATCCTTGATGTTGAATGCGATGGCGTCATCAACAACGCCGCTGCTCTCTGCGTCCAGCGCGGTCAGAGGCAGGTCTCCGGTCATAACGCAGCCGACGCAGGTCAGCACGTCAGAGCCGTGGGCCGCATAGAAATCCGAGTTCGTGTCATCCATGATGCCCTGAATAACCAGCTCCGGAGTCGCGCCAGATGCCAGATACTCTTTGATTTTCGTCTTGAGCCAGTTGGTCGTCCTGCGCCGGGTCATATTGCCGGTGATGGTCGCACCAATCCAGCGCGTGGAGGGCGTTTTCTCGCCGAGCTGGCGGCCGGTCCACGTTTCGGGCGTAAAGTTGACGGTCATTTTCACGCTGTCCAGAACTTCGACGCCGTCGATGAACGCATGGCCCTCACGGAGGCTGATGGGATTCTTGTTGTACTGCATAACTTACCTCCTGTTCCTTTAGCGGGTCTTGACGGTGAAGTACAGCTTCTCGGCCGAGTCCACAGGCTGGATGGCAACAATGAAATAAACTTCATCGCCACTACTCAGACTCTCGTCGATATTAAAGTCCGCGTCATAGTCCACGTTCTTGATGGCCCCCATTTCCTCGTACTGCTTGAGGATGGTCTGGCCGATACCCTTCATAACAGACCAGCCTGTCGGACTATTGTCGTACTTGTTGGGCGGGAAGTTGTTCTGGATGGTCTCCTGAATGGAGTCCAGCACACGGATAACGCGGTTCTTCCGATAGGTCTTGTCCTTCGGCTTGTTGAAGGAAATGAGGGAGTTGATGTCGTATTCGATGATGACATTGCCTGCCTCGGAGTAGGAGAAGAACATCTCGCCGTTATTGATAGCGGCAATAGCTGCTTCATTATCCTTCGGGTCCACAATGTCGGTCGCGCCGTTGTACAGCTCATAGGTATTGGACTTGACGCAGCTGGCGGCTGCCGTAATGCCTGCGATAAATGCGCAAGCCTCCGCGTGGGTCAGTTCTACGTCGTCCACAACGACCGAGTTGGTAACATTGATGACGCCCTCGTGGTCGGGTGTCTTTGCATCAGGCAGGACGACGTTCACACCCTTGCCCATGCTGTCGCGCATATACTTGATTTTGGTGATAGCTGCGGTCTGGAGGGCCGTCTCCGTAACGGGGAAACAAAGCGTGTTGAAGTGGATGCCCTCCATCTTATCAACGAACGCCGTCACGTCGCCGTTGGAGCCTGCTTTCTTTTCACCTCCGGTCAGTTTGAGGCCAGCAATAGCGGTCAGCTCACCAGTGCCGGAGAAAGTAACCAGCTTGTCATCGCTGGCAGCCTCCCGAAGTTCCTCGATAGTCTTAACGCCCTCGTATACAGCGGTCGCATCTGCGTCCAGATATACGGTAACATCAAAGCCTCCGGTAGGGTTCTCGACGACCGAAACGTGAATGTCGTTACCACGAGGGCCGCCATATTTGGCCTTTGCAGTAAGCTGTTCTGCCGTGCCAGCTGCGGCCGTGCCATCCTCCGTAATGTAGACGATGACCTTGGAGGCCTTTTTGAAAGCCTCACGAATAAGCAGCATGTGCTTCTCGGTCGTGTCGTACACGCTGCGGCCGAGTTCCACACTGTAAGCATCCGGGGCTGCTGCCGTCAGGGTGATGGGCGTCTTGGCAGGGCCAAAATCGTAGCCAATCAGAGGCAGCAGCACGATGCCGCGTTCGGAGTTGCCGACAACGTCGTTGCGCTCGCTCTCGAAGTTGATGTATGTACCCGGCCGCGTCTTGCCAGCCAGCTTATCATATTTACCGCCTGCCATTAGACACGCGCCTCCTTCCCCAGCCAGTCATTGATATGCTGCTGCATTTCATTGACGGTGTATTCGCCAGTCATGCCAGCCGTTGCGCCTGCGAACGTGCTGGCTGATACGTTAAAAAGCGTCCGGCAAGCACTTGCCAGACGCTCAATAGGGAACTTCTGCGCAGGCTTTTCCGCTGCGCTTGCGTTCTTTTCTGCCATGCAGATACCTCCTGTTATTCAGTTTTTTCCTCGCCCATTTTGATGTCGAGGTTGTAGCTCATCACTTTCTGGTAATTTGCTACATTGTACGGGCGGCGGCTGTCCCACGTTAAGGCAAACTGAACTACGCCGGTGTCCACTTTCTTTACGCCTCCCGGGTCCTTGAGCCGCAATCCGCCTCCTGCCGCTGCTCCTGTCTCGTCAATGAGCGGGACCAGCAGACGGGCTGCACAGAGGGCGTTGAGTGCCGTCGCCGCGTTGGAATACGCATCCTCGTCGGTGCCGGAAAAGAACTTGATGTACAAGTTATATTCCACTGCATAAGACAGCAACGTGTCGCCACGTGGTGTAAGCTCCGGCTGCGGAAAGAAAACAGAGGGGATGATAAATCCCTCCGGGATGCTCCAATAGTACGGCGTAATCCCGGGAACCGAGTCTAAGACAAAGCGGATAACGCTTGCGATTTCCTGCTCTAAGGCAGCCATAGGTTTCACCTCACAAAAAATCCTTGAAATACTCGTCCAGCCAGCTTTGCAGCTTCTTTTCAAGCAGCTCCGGGTAGAGCTTTTCGAGGATTTTGATGGAGCTTTCCCAGTAATGGGAGCCCTCCACCCATTTCATTTTTAGGACCATCCCGGTCTTTTCGCCCGGGGTGTAGATGAAGCGGTCCTTTCCGTTCGCCTTTTCCCAGTGTCCGGGAACAAAACGCCTCTCCACTCCTTTCGGGTTGGTCCAGTGGCCGTCATTTACGAACTTGGCATACTCGACGTTCGTGCCGACCTCAAGGGTCAGGCCGTTCTCGTCGAGCGTCCAGATGTTCTCTTTGTCGCCTTTTTGGAAACTGTGGAGCAGCAGCCGATAGCCCAGCACGTTCCGGCGAACAATTTCATCTTGCAGAATGCGAAGAAACTCAATACCGAGACCCTGTAAAAATCCGTTCAAAGACCGCTTAAAATCGCCCTGCGCGGCCGTTCCGAGCCGCTTCACGAAGTTCTCGAGTTCCACCGTGTCGAATGTCACCTGCGCCATTACAATGGCCTCTGCTGGGCCGTGCGGTATATCTTTACCGTCATGTGATGCCCTCGGATGTTTCGCGGTTGACCTGCGGTGTACTCGAGTCCTGTTTCGCTGCTGACGATTTTGTCGTTGAGCCTGACGTCCGTTCCTGCCGGGAGCGTGAGCTTTATGTCGCTGTCCATATCGTTCTGCGGTTGCTGCTGGGCGATTTGGATGGACGCGCTACGCACTCCGAAATGGCACGGGACTTCTTCGAGGTCCGGCTGTTTGGGGTACTTGAACTTGGGGGAGCCGGGGAGCCCGTAGCCGGGGCTCGCGCTCTCCTGCTGGGTGTGGTAGATACTGCAACGATGGTCAAAGAAGTCCTCAATAGCCATTGGCTCAGAGGCTCCTTAACCGCATCGTGACGCCGTTGAGCGGCTGCACGACGACGTAATCGTCCAGCAGGCTCTCCACGCCCAGTTTCCCGACGTCGATGATGCTGCTCTCTGCCGTGTAGGAGTAGTCGTCAAAGGTCTCGCTTTTGAGGCGGACTTTGGTCTGCTCAACGGCATTGTGGGCGTATGCCTCCGCGATAAGGAGGACCGCCGTCTTGACATTCTCCGGGATTTCGGGGTATTTCTCTGGGTCGTCGAATCTGTTGTTGCAGTAGTCGATGACCCAGCTCTCCGCCCGGGAAATGTCAATTTTGAGCTTGCTGTCGGCGCGGTTCTTTACTTCCTCAAATTCTGTGTACTCTTTGAGTGCCTCCGGCGTGACCCACGGTCGTTCGGCCATTAGTCCTCCGGGTTGATGATGGCGGCCGCTGCGGCTGCATCCGCCTCATACTCCTGAATCTTCTGCAAAATGCTGGCCTTAGTGGTACAGCCAGTCAGGTCGATGCCGTTGTCCTCGGCAAATTCCTTGAGCTCGTCGAGCTTCATCTTGGAAATGTCGGGGACTTCCACGGGCTCCTCGGCGACGGCCGCGACGACCTCCGCCTTGTCCTTGCCGGTGGTGTTCACGCCCATCTCGTCGGCGAGCTTGTTGAGCTGCTCCTCGTCCATCTCGCCGAGGAAGTCGGCGTCCAGATGGCCGGTGATGGTGTGGGCGTCAGGGAGAGCCTCGAAATAACCGCTTTCCAGCAGTGCGGAATATTTCTCGGGGTCGTCCACAAAGACGTCAGGATGCGCCACAGAGGCGCGCACAACGCCATCATAGGACAGGCCCTTAATCAGTCTAAGGTGCATAGCGTCCTGCCTCCTGTCAGATGGATGCCAGACCGGTCACAATGGCCGTTGCGTCCAGCTCCTCGACCAGCGTGTCGAAGTCGAAATGCACGACGTAGAAACGCTTGTCCTGATAGATGGCCTCCGGGCCCTCCGTAGTCTTGCGGATGACGACGCCATAGGAGTTGACGACCACGAGGTTCTTCGGGTCGGTCAGCATGATAACGTCATCGGGCAGGGCCGGGACCTCGATGACGGGGACGCTGGCGGGGTTCTCGACGCGCTTATCGGTGATGATGCCGCCTGCGGTGACTGCCTGATTAAGGATGTAACGCTCCCATTCCTGACGGCGGTGGGGGGACATCAGCCAGCGCAGAGAGCCGTTGTTGAACTTGTCAGGGACTGCGCGCAGGCCCTTGTAGAACACGTCCAGAACCATCGCGCCGGAGTTGATGCCGGACACATCGACGACGTGGCCACCCTCCTTGAACTGCTTGACCCAGCCGTCGTTCACCTTGAGGAAGTCGGCGTCATCGACAGTACCCAGCTCGGTGGCCTCGCCTGCGTCAAATGCGCCTGCAGTGTGGGCGGCGGTGTACTGGTAGACCTTGTCGTTGTATGCGACGAGGTCGCCTGCGGTGTAGGATGCGGAAGAGCTGAACTCCTTGACCTTGGCGAACTTCTCGTCACCGTTGAGGCACAGGTCCTCGCGGTCGCAGCCAATCTGACGGGTCATCAGGTTGGTTACGATGGTCTCGTAGTTGGAGCCCTCGATGTTTTCACGCAGGGTCTCCTCCGTAATTTCCCACGGCAGGCGGACAGGGGTGCAAGCGTATTCCAGCTTGCCATGCTTGACACCGGAACGATAACCGTCGTCCGTGTTCTCGGTCTTTTTGCGCAGCAGGCGGCGGCCGACGCCAATCTTGTCGATTTCGCCGGTCTTTGCTTTGCGCAGCTCATGGCGGACGAGGCCGCTCAAAGGAGTTGCCTCAAAGGTCTGCTGAATGAACTTCTGCGCCTGCTCCGGGTTCAGCGCGCCGCCTGCGGCCAGACCGGCGGTAGTGATGGTCTGACCGGCAGCGTTCACGATTGCCTTGTTGCTTCTCATAGTCATGGTGCTTGTTCCTCCTTACAGGATGCCAGCGAGATAATGCGGCTCGGACTTCTGGACGGGGTCCTCCTCCGGGTCGCCATCATCGTTCAGGTTGGTCGGCAGGCCTGCGGCCTTGCGGACGGGTGCAACAGCCTTTGCAACAGCCTTTGCGACGACGTCGGCCACGTTCTCTGCGGTCAGCGGCTCCGGGGTCTTTTCAGGCTCCTCCTGCTGGCCGAGGGCTTTCTTGACGGCCGCCTCGACCATCTTGCCAACATCCTCTGCGGTCAGAGCTGCGGGCTCTGCTGCCGGTTCTGCGGCTTTCTGGACGGGGTCGGTCGCGGGCTTCTGCTGGGTTTCCAGTGCCTTGGCGACGGCTGCCGCCACGGTATCTTCGATTTCTTTCTTGGTCACTTCGGTTTCCTCCTGTTCTTCTTCGGGGAATTTGTCGAGGAACTCCCCGAGGTTGGTGTAGATGGACTGCAACGTGCTGCGGTTGGCCTTGCTCATGGCCTTGCCAGCCTTGACGACGGCGCAGCTCTCGAGCGATTTTGCAACGGGCTGCCCCTCGGTGAGCAGCGCGGTGACGATGTTGTTGAAGTCGGTAAGGGCGTCGCGGATGGTCTCCTCGTCCGAGGCGAACTCCCAACGGTCGTTCACCCAGTTGTACCGGTACAGAACGTCGTTGAGGGCGTAGAACGCGGTCCAGAAGTTGTCGCTCTGGCTGCGCTTGGTGTAGTTGTCGGCAACTTCGCCTTTCTCGACAACATCAAAGCCGAGGGCAGCGGCCATTTTCTTAACGAGGCCGCGCATACCCTTTGCGGGTTGCTGCTCCTCCGCCTTTGCCACTCCGTCCTCGGGCAGAGGGTCGTCTGTGTCGCTGTACTTGCCGACGCCGCCCATGGAAAAGCCGGTGATTTCGCCTTTCTGGACTTTCTCGAAAATATCCGGGTCGTCCACCTCGACGGTCATCATCCATGTGCCTTTCTTGATGGCCTGCTCGCCGATGCTCATATCGCACGGCGCGACATAACTCTCGACGACGGCCGCCTTTTCGAGCGGCTCGAACGAGTGCTGCACGTCCACCTGATTGCCGTTCTTGGCGAACCAATACGCGGCCTTGGTGATTTCCTGCTCCGTCATGTAATTGCCGTGGGCGTCCTCGGTGAGGGGCTCATAGACAATGCCGGTGATGTAGTGGCTGTCAGCATCCGCGTTGACGATGCGGCCGTAAGAAGCAAAAGAGGCGGAGCCATGCTCCGCCTTGGTGATAAGAAACTGTTTCTTGTTGGCCGCCTTGTCTACGAGGCTGACGAAAGAAATTTTTGCATCTGTGATGGCGTATGCTTTCTCGATTTTGCTCATGCTTTTTCTCACCTCCTCTCTACGCCCCTAGGTAGGGCGTCTAATGGTCGGCTGCTTGTCCTTGCCAGTGCGCTCAAGGAGCGCAACGTCAAAGGGCTTGCGGCCTATATCCTCAAGCGATGAATAGAACCAAACGACCATATCATCGCACTGAGGCTCGTCTACGATGGAGAAAATGCGCCGGAGCTCGTCCTCCGGTGCGTCTGCCGGTGCTGCGCACCACTTGACGATGCGCAGTCTCCCGGGGAGCTGATATCTCTCGACCCGCTCCACATGGTACTTAGGCTTGAAAAGTCGGCAAATGATTGCCGACACAATGCAGTCAAGCGTTTTCCAGCTCATGTGTAGTCCTCCTCGTTGATGCCTGCGCGCGCCTTGTTCTGCGCGTCGAGTTCTTTCTCCCACTCACCGTCGTCGTCCGCGATGGCCTGCGCTTGGAGTGCCTGCCGCTCCTCAAGGGAGAGGCCGAGCACCTCCTCGCTCACGACCGGCTGCAAAAGGCAATGGCAGTTGACGCTCTCTCTCGGCGGCAAACAGACGTCTCGTGGGGTCATGGGATAGTAGGTATTTCCGTCAGCTCCAATCAGGGTGAACGGCTGCCCTTTCGGGACGCGGGCGCCGTCCATGTCCACATGGTTCTGTCTCGGGTCGTTCCGGTAGGCTCCGGTGTGTTTCCACATCTTCTCCTCGACGGCCGGGCTCTGGATGTAGCTTTCGAGCTGCGCGTAGCCGTGCGCCCGGAGCACCTCCGTCAGAGCCACGCACCTCGCGCGGTAGCCCGGGGAGCGGATGCCGCTGTCTGCAATGAGGTTTGCGACGTCGTTGATGCCCTTGCCGTCGTCGAGGCCCTTTTTCAGGACTGCCTCGATTTCAGTCTCGGTGTCCAGCTTCATAATGTCGGCGAGGTCGCTGCTCCACGAGCTTATCCAATCGGTTGTCCTCTTGGTGAGCTGCGTGACGGTGAGCTCTGCATCCGTTTTCTGGACGTAAGCCTCAACATACGTCGGCATGATGGTGGAAAGCTGCTTGTGGAAAACGTCGAAAAGGTCCTGCGCTAGCTTGCTCTTTTTCTTGAACTCGGGCCAGTTGTCCTTGAAGAACGTCTCGAGGTCGATGGTGTCGGCCAGCTCCTTGAGCAGGTCGTCGGCGTTGTCCTCGAGGAGCTTCGTCACGACCTCCTCGATTTCGTCCACGGTGTCAAGGCTCTCTTTTGCCTTGAGGTAGCCCTCCATCGTGAGCTGCTCGTACAGGTCGTTCTCTGCTTTGGCGAGGTAGGCGTCGATGGCCTTGATTAAGGGACCGCAGCGTAAGCACTTCACTCCGCGTCGCCCTCCTCCTGTTTCATATCAACCAGCAGGCGGCGAACCTCTTTCATCACGGCGACGAGCTCCGTCTCATTGGCGGCTGCCGCTTTCTGAATCTGGCCCTCGAGCTGCTCCTCTACGCTGGGCGTACCCTGCGGGGCGTTCTGCGCTGTCTTTCCCTCCGGCCGTGTGTTTTCCTTGCCGGTGGAAGAACTGCCATTCTGCGCCACGCTGGGGCTATTTCCTACCATTGCTGCGGCTGCCGCCCGCTGCTGCGCATTCGTGAACGCGAGTGGGATGTCGCCCCATTCCTCGGGGAAGTCCTCGGAGGTCTCACCGAGAGCCTTGTACAGGACGCTCTTTGCCTTGTTCGGGGTGAGGCCGCCCGCGTTGTTGCAGACGGTCAGCAGTTTGTACAGGTCGTCGGGGTTGGAAACATCCGGCGCGCGGAAGAACACCTCGACGTACTTGAACTGGTAGCAGTTGAGCAGCCGGTTGTTGATGGCCCATGCCAGACGCCGCCGCTCCGGCTGGAATACCTGCTTTTCGGTCACTTCCATGGCCGTCTGTGCCGTCGCGCGGTTGAAGTCCGTCGTGTATCCGGTGTACAGGTCCGGGAGCTGGAACGCGCTCTGTACCTTCCGCCTGTTGTTTTCGAGGTAGTCTTGGAAAAGCTCGTCCTTTTGCAGGATAGCAGCAAGGTCCTTGACCTCGACCTCCGGCCGGTTCTCGGCGTTGAACCCGGTGCGGTTGTCTGCCGCCTCCGTTTCCAGCACCATGAAACTGTGCTGGCCTGCCTCGCCTCGGATGCCGTTCATGTATTCCTTGAGCTTGGCGAAACTATCGTCCGTCAGGCTGCCGCCCTTCACCATAATCAGCAACGGGGTGTGGCGGCCGTTCAGGAAATAGTTATTGTTGAGGTTCTCCGCTCTCCGGGCTCCGTCTACGGTCAGGATGGAGCCCACCCATCGGACCTTACCGTATGTGGCGGTCCCGATGGCGAACTCGATGATTTCGTTGGCGCGGCTCTTGAACTCGAGCTCTGTGACGTACTCTCCGCTCGCCGGGTCCATGATTCGCGGGTCTCCGAACTCCTTGTAGTAGACCGTCTTTCCGTTGACGGTCTGCTTATATTTGCGGAACTTCCTCATGCGGTTCTCGGTGTGGTCCCGGTGGAAATACGTCACCTCGACGCGCGGGTCCAGCCTCCGGCTCTTTTCCACGCTGGGGGTGTCCTCGATGAACTCAAGCTGAATGACGTTCCCGTCCATGTCCCGGATGACCTCGGCGTAAGCGCAGCCGTAGGTTTCGCGGGCCTCCACAATATCCTCGAAAAGCTCGTTGCTCTCCTGTTCCATGTTGAGCATATCGACGACCTCTGTGGCGTGGTCCCACTCCGCTTTCATCTCCGGGGTTTCGTCGGCGTCGGCAAAGTCGTCTTTGTACCGGATGTCAATGCCAAATCCGGCGATATTGGACTTGTAGGCCCGGATGCACTGCGGGAGTATGGTGCTTTCGTCTACCATCTTGGAAAGCCCTCGGAGGTCAAACGGCGGTTTTGTCCAAATGCCTGCCGTGTACGCCTCCTCCGGCGAGATTTGCAGGGAGCCGTCTGCTTTGGCGATGGGCTTCATCTCGCCGCGCTGCTCCGGGTCGTCCGCTTTAACGATGCGGACGCTTACCCGCTGCTGGGCGGGCTGCTTCTTGTCGCTCACTTCTTAACGTCTCCTCTCCTCTTGGGTTTGACCGGCAGGCACAGCAGGAGGATGCAGTCGGCCTCGTCGGGCGAGTGCATCCCGCGCTTCTTCATGGCGTCCTTGCTCTCCACGCGGATTTTTGCGTCGTCGGTCATGGAATACTTTCGTGTGGAAAGCTGGCCGACGAGGTCGTTATCGTTCGGGAGAATGAGCTGGACGGGCTTCTGTACGCCATCCGGCGTCTGCGGTGCAAGCAGGTTCTTCACGACGCTCATCATGTAGGTGGTGGTGTCGTAGTAAAAATCATGGCGGATGCGCTGGCCGAAGTAGACCGGGATAATATCCATCCACCAGAACCGCTCCGGCTGCTCGCGCTTAACGCGCTTGAGGCGGTCCGTGACGCCGCCGCCGAGGCCGCTGTCGTCTATCTTGATGGGGATGGCCTTGTCGAAACGGTACTTTTCCATGAGCCTTAGGCCGAGCTCCATAATGTCGTCGGCCGTCTGCATAAGGTCCTGCCCGCTCTTGCGCTTGTAGAACATGGCCTTTTCGTCCACCTTGTAGCCGATGACGGTGCGGTCGTCGCCGTAACGGGCAACGTCGCAGCCGATGTCGATGCGGGTAGGCTTCGCCGGTTCCGTCCATTCGGTCATAATGGATTTTTCGACGAGCGGCAGGGGAATGAAAACATCGTTTTCCTGCCGGGGGAACTCTCCGGCCACGCGGACGCGGAAAACGTCGGAATCCTCGCCGTACATCTGGATGATGGTTTTAACAAAGTCATCCGAAACGCGGCTGCTGTTCCGGCCGTCCACATGGAACGTGGTGTAGCTGCCTCGGTTCTTGTGGTGGCTGTCATAAAAAAAGCCCGACAACTGCGTCGGGTTTCCACACATGAGCAGCCGCGCTCCGGACGTCGAAAGCGCGCCCAGCACCGGCTCGAACACCTTGTCGTCCACGCCGCTGGCCTCGTCGATGATGTAGAGGATGTCGTCCGCGTGGAATCCCTGCAGGGCGTCCGGCTTGCTGGCCGTTCGAGCTACTGCGAACCACTCCTCGGGGTACTGCTTCATGTAGACCTTTTCTTTTGTCCACATGAGCTCCCGCTCGAGGGCTTTGTTGTTGCGCAGCCACTTGCTTATCTCCGCCCACAGAATATCGAATAGCTGATGCTGCGTCGGGGCCGTGCAAGGGATTTTGGGGAATGGCCGGGTTGACATGAACCAAATAACGGTCCACGCCTCGACCGCGCTCTTGCCGATGCCGTGGCCGCTGCGGACGCTCGTCATCTGGTTCTGCGCCACGGAGTTCAGGATGGCGCGCTGGTTCTTGTCCGGCGTAACGTGGAGCAGGTCCTCGACAAAATCAGCCGGATGGTCTGCGTAGTACAGGATAGCCTCTTGGGTCATCATGTCTGTTCTCCTCGTTTCCGGTTCTCGTATGCGGCCGCGATTTCATCGGCGAGGGAGAGTGTGGTCTCCTCCTGCTCCTCCGCCGTCTTACCTCCGGCCGTGACGCCAGCCTCCTCCATCCGGTTATCCCGCTCAAGTTCTGTGGCCTTGTCGAGGAACTGGATAATGTCCTTTGGCGTCATGGACCCGTCCGGCAAATTCTTGAGCTCCGCGAGGGCTTTCTCTTGGAGCTGCAAGGCGATGCCGATGTGGCGGGTCCTCATTTTTTTGTACTTTTGGAGTGCCTCCTGTCGGGCTTTATCATCCAAGTGGTTGTCATACGCTCGGCAGCGTTCTCCCCACTTTTTCTCGCGGCTCCAACGCCCAATAAGCGTGTAACTTTTGGATAACTTTTCAGCAACGGCTCGTAGGCTCCTGTCGGAGCCCATATCTCGGTAGATGGCAAATGCCTCGTAGGCCTGCGCGCTTTCGCCCGGTTGACGCTCCCAAAGGTCGTCTTTGGTCCTATTCGGCATTGTCCTCCTCTCCTTATCTTTCGCCGTTTTTGTTCAAGATTAGGTCATTCTTCGAGGCCAAATACCTTTTTGTGGTACTCCGTCTTTTTGGCGAGCTCCTCCTGCATCAGGCCGTAAAAGCTTTGTTTTGCAATTTTGCGCCCGCTGCCTGCGCTCTGGTTCAGCGTCTTGAACGGTCCGCCCGTCCCGACTTCTTTCATCTTTTCCGTCGGCTCCGGGTTCTTGCCGTTCATCAGCATACAGAGGTTATACTCGTTCGGCCGGAATCCGGGCAGGCCGTCGATGCCGCAGCAAGTCATGCTGTCGCCCATCGCGCGGAGCCGGTTCTCTCCGCTGTAGAATTTCAGGCCGTACCGGTGGCACTCCGCCTTGATGGCTTCAAAATCGTGCCGCAGGCGGGGCAGCGGATAGCAGAAGTCGCCGCCGATTTTCGTCATCCCGGGTTTGGCCTTAAAGAATTTCATGCCCTCCACAATGACGCCGTAGGCTCCTGCCTCCGCGATGCGCGGGATGTTCTTCATCACGTCGTGGAACACCTCGGGCATATACGGCTGGATGCGGACGATGGTGCGCTGCACTCTGGCCGATACCGTCTTGAGGATGGCGAGCCGCTCCTCGTAGCTGGGCGTCCCGCGCTCGAGGCGGTCGTACTTGCTGCACACCATACTGATTTGCAGCACACAGTTGCACTGTGCCAGCAGGTCGAGGTACTCCGGGTCCGCAATGAGGCGGCCCTTTGTGCTCACCACAAACGGGTATTTCGTCTCTGCCAGCAGCTTGAGGCACTCGTAGCTGGCGCGAATCTGCTTCTCTACCGGCTGGAACGGGTCACTCATGCCGCCCCAGTGGATAGGGATGTTCCAGTCGCACCACTCCGTTTCGTTGCCGCGCTTGCCCTCGATAAAGGAGCGCAGGCCGTCCACGCTTTCGTCGCGCTCGATGTGGCTGATGTCGTTCTTCTTCTGCGCGAAGCAGTACCGGCATCCATGGGAACAGCCGCGATAGGTGTCGAAACGCACGGGCAGGTTGCAGAGAATAATCTGGCTCCCGCATTTGCAGCCCATTAAATTTCACCTCGAATCTTCTGAACGATGATGGCGACAAGGTCCTCTTTGCCGTTTTCCTTGATGTACTCTTTCAGGACGTCGCGGTCCTCCGCGCTGAACTTGAGTGAGATGTTGAACGTCTCCTCGATGCTCTTGAGCTCGCTGTCGAGGAAGTCGCCGTCCACGAGGGCGTCCACGTTGTTCTCAAGGGCCTCGATTTCGTACAGGTCGAATCCCGTCTCCGGGGCTGCGTCTCCAAGGCCGTCCAGCAGCTCCTTGAGCTTTACCTCGTCCCATTCGCCGGTCACTTTGTTCATGGCGATGTTGAGCTGCTTTTCTGCGGTCTCGTCGAGGTCCACCACGGACACGTCCACCTCGGTTACGCCCTCGTTCATAAGGACGGTGAGCCTCTGGTGGCCGGACACGACGCGGTTGGTGCGCCTGTTCCAAATGACAGGGACGACCATGCCGAACCGCTCAATGTTCCGCTTGAGCTTCTCGTACTCGTCATCACCGGGCATCAGCTCCACGCGAGGGTTGTACTCCGCGCGCTCCATGTCGGTGATTCTTTTTTTGATAATTTCCATCAGATAAGCCCCTTCGCCTTGTTCACGAGCAACTGCGCCAGTTCGACCTTGCCTGCGGGGTTCTCGTCAATGTACTTATCCATTGCCTCATGCACCTCCTCGGGCAGGGTGAACGTCATGGTGTAGCTTGTCGGCTCGCTCTTGCCGGTGTCGGAAAAGTCCTCGTTCAGCAGGTCCTCGATGTGGTCGTATGTCACCTTGAGGGCGTCGAGTTCCCAGTCCTCGAAACCAGTGAGGGCCATTTCGTCCTGCTCTTTCAGCTCGTCCAGAATCGCGGTGAGCTTTTCGTTGTCCCACCGGCCGGAGATTTTGTTGAGCGAGACGTTAAGGATGCGCTCCTCCTGTTCGTTGAGCTCGACCTCGACGACTTCGACCGTCTTGTAGCCCTGCTCCACCAGCACCTTGAGCCGCTGATGGCCGCCTACGATGTTGCCGGTGGTCCGGTTCCATACGATGGGCTCAACATAGCCGAAAGTCTCGATGCTCCGGGCCAACTTGTCGTACTGCTTGTCGCCCGGTGCGAGGTCTTTCCTCGGGTTGTAGTCCGCCGGATGGAGGTCGCTCACCGGCAGGGTGATAATTTTCATCTGCCGTTCCTCCACGACCCTTTTCGGGTCTATAACACATAAAAAAATAAGGACCGCCCGGAGTCGGGCGGTCCTTTGTCAAGAAGGGGAATTTATTATGATGCCAAGAAATTGTCTCTGTGCGCGGTTTTACCGCCTACATTGTATCTCAGACCTTGCGCCCTGTCAATGCCGCGTTTATGCCCCAGAACGGGTCGTTTCGTTACATAGTTAAGCCTTCTTGATGCCGTCGATGCCGAAAATCAAGGCCGACAGTGTGGCACAGGCTGCGTCCACATCCTTGTAGACGGTTCTCTTGTCGATGCTTTCCATCTCTGCTACGGCGGCCGGAGAGAGGGGCCGGTCCCGCAGATACAGGGCCTCGATAACGCGGTAGTGCCTCTGTTCGGCCTCGTCCAAACTGTTCCCGCATACCGCCTTGTAGATGTCGAGCATCCGGTTCACATGGCGCATGATAATCTGCGTCCGGGCTGCGGACTTCATGATGCTTTCTACCTTGAGGTCGTCCTCAAGCAGCTCGTCCAGTGCCTCCACAATTTCTTCAACGCTCTCCTCGCCGGTCGCTGCGCTGGCCGCGTCGTATACTGCATTGGCACAGTTGGCATTAAGCGTGGTATAGTTACGCAGCAGGAGCTTTGTGTTACGGAATCTCCGGTCGCTACGGCTGTCCCGGAACTTCTTGCGCTCCTGCTCCACGGCCTTGATGCTGGCCTCCGCTCCGAGGCGGGCAGCGTCCGTCACAGCGGCTTCTACGCTCTCCTGTATCTCTTTCCCCAAGATGGCTCGAACGGCAGCAACAGCCGCCTTTGCCGCCACCTCTGCGGCCATTACCACAATTTCTTTTTCAGTCATTATGTTCCTCCTCGGTAACACCCGGCAGCTCGTCGAGCAAGGCTTTGGAAATTTTCTTGAGTGTCTCACAGGCAGTCACCACTTCGAGTGCGGAGACCCCGCTTTTCTTCATGGCCTCTGCGAGCTTGCCCGCGCTGTCCTCCGTGATGGGGACACCCATAAATGAGAATATCGGTTTTTCCATGTTCGGCTGCTCCCTCCGTATTTCGTTCACCAGCATAAAGCGTTCCGGCGTCGTCCAGTTCATCAGGCGGCTCAACCTGCACACGGCCGCGCGCCACTCGTCCGTCTCTGGCTTCGTCCCGTAGGACATCCCGCAGAACGCCGTGAGCACGTCGCTCGCGCACGAGAGCTGGTCGATGTCGTCCATCGTGGGGATGTCCCGCAGCAGGTCCGGGGTAAAGCCCGGGCCAAACCGTACCGCGTATTCCTTGAGGTCCGGCTCCGTGACATAGCTCCGGCCGTACCGCTGCTTCATGCTGCGCCAGACTGTCCACGGGATTCTATACATCCGCAGCCCGTCGAATGTGGCGACGATGAAGCAGTGCGCGCCGAGGGCTTCGTAGGAATCGAGCTTTTTGGCCTGCTCCGGGAGAACGCGGTCTTTGTTCAGCCTGCCGGTCCCAGTGCTCTTTGCCTCGAACATCACCGCGCGGCCGCCGAGCATGACGCCTTTGAAGTCTGGTTCCGCCTTTTTGGTGTAGACTGCGCGGAACTGGCCCGTTTTGTTCGGCTGGCTTACCGGCCGCATGGGCTCCGGTGTCTTGCTGATGTCCGCGCGGCCTGCCTCCGCCAGCCGGGTGCAGGATGCCTCGATTCTCTCCTCGAGCTGCCCGCCCTGCGCGCGGCTCCGTGCTCCCTGCAATGCCCGGAGCGGGTCCTTTACCGCGCCGCTCATTCGAGGTAGCCCTGCTGGCGGGCGAACTCTTCGATTTTGTAGGCGGTCGCGCTCTTGATGCCCTTGCACTCTCCGGCGTTGAGCTGCTCGAGGAGCTGTGGCAGGGTCTTGCCCGGGGCCGGGGTCGATGCGCGCTGGGCCTCTGCTTCGGAGTAGCCGGTGTTGTAGGCCTCCTCCCGGATGTGGTCGATATGCTCCACGAGCTTCTCGTCGGTCATCTTGCGCAGCTTCACCGCGCGCTCATGTACGTTCTTCTCCTCGCCGGTCATCCGACAGTTTCTTTTCTTCACTGGTTTTCCTCCCTTTCCAAACGCTTGCACCGGCCGTTGTTGTAGGCCATGCACTTCTTTTCCGAGCACCAGCCGAAACGCTCTGTCGTAATCTCGGTACGGCTGGTCCATGAATAGCTGACCTCCCGCTTGGTGCTTTTCTTGTACGGGCAAAACATACCGTCATCGCTCATTGTGCTGCCTCCTCTCAAAGATTCACGTGGAGCGGCTGCCCGGTCGCAAGTTGCCGGTGAACGAACTCCCGCTCGAGGCAGTTGCTCACCATAACAAGGGCTTGCAGCTCTCCGGGGAGAATCTTGCTGTCAAGGTAGAGCCGCTCAATTTCCGGCTCCCGTGCGTGGAGCTCCCGGATGGCCGCCTCTGCGTCCTCCCACTCGGTCAGGTCGTGTAGCTCGCCGAGCGCCTTGTCGAACTCACTCTTTTCCGGCATTGCTGGCCCCTTTCCGCAGCCATTTGGCCGCTGCGCTCATAAGGTTGCTGTACGACTTGACCGTCATTCCCATAACGCTGTCTCCGATGCGGTAGCAGTAGGCGTAATCTCCCAGCACGTCGAGCTTTTTGGCAAGCTCCTCGGGAGTAGCATTGTCAAAATTCACCGTGTGGGTTTCTTCATGCTCTCTGCACTCTGCCTCGCTGTGAAACTCAAGGCCACAGTGCTCGCAGGTATAAATATCAATGCTCCGGTGATTCATCCTTGCTGCCCTCCTGCTTTGCTGCCTCTTTGTCCAGATTGTCCTTGAGCCGGTCGAGCTTGTCCCATACGATTTTCGTAATGTTCATCAGCTCATGGGGGTTAAAAATCGCAAAGAGCTGCACCAGCATGATGAAAACATCGGCGATTTCCTCCTCGATGTTCGAGCACACCTCCTGCGTCTCCCGGTTGAACGGGGTATCATACTTGCGCTTGCACTCCTTGAGCTTGCAGAGGGCTTTGGTGAGCTCCGACATTTCCTCCACAGCCTTGGTGAGTTGGGCGTCCTTGCCGTAGGTTCCGATGGCGCGGTCGATGGTCCGCAAGCCCTCCGGCATAATCTCCGGGATGCCTGCATCCTCGTAGTGCTTGAGCTTGTCGCGCAACGAGGCAAGAGCCCACGAGAGGGTGTAATGCTCTGCCAGCAGACCCTCGATGGTCTCCGGGCCGTCAAACAGGTGCTCACACAGGGTCATGTCGAACTCCTCCGGCGTTCCCTCGGTGTCAATATCTGCGTTGTGCGCCTTGATAAGCTGCTTCATGTAGTCGTTGAGGCTGATGCTCCGGCTGGGCATCTGCACCCAGCCGTCCTCGCCGCGCACGAACAGGTTGAGAGCCTGCTCGTAATTCCCGTCCGGGGTGTCGGTTGTCATTCTTCTCTGCGGAAACATAAATTTTATCCTCCAATTTTCAAATTTGATGGTTAAAGATTGAAATATGCTTAAATCATTTTCATGTGATTTTAAGTTTTGGGCTGCCGCTTTTCATTTTTGAGGCGTTCCAGCCGTTCGTCCTCTTTTCTGCCGGACCACTCGAGGATTTCGAGTATGAGGGCCACGAGCCCTGCGCCCAGCAACGCAAACCCTATCGGAACAATCCACTCAAACAGGATATATTCGTTCATGGCATTTCTTCCTCCTCTTTTATCGTCATGTCGATTTTTTGGAGCGAAGATACCTCAACTGAATCTAACCCACCGTGCTGTACCAGCGCGTTTAGCAACTTGAACTCTCTCGCAAGTTTTCTCTTTGCAGGAATGCCAGTCTTTCCCTTTGTCGTTTCGTAAAGGGCATCGGCCAGCAGGCGAACTTCGTACTTTGACAAATCCACGGTTGCGGAGCCACTTCTTTTGACCGTGATGTCGCAGCTCTCTAATGAGCAAATTCTCATGCCTGCCCGTCCTTTGCCTGCAAACCCTCGTCGATGACACCGAGGTCATAGCCGCTCTGGACGAACTTCATGCACAGCTCGTGGTTGATACCGTTGCCGAGGTTGGTGTAGATGTACTCTATCTCCTCCGGCGTGAAATCGGTATCAAGCAGCTTGTTGATGCCGTCGAGGTGTTCTCTGCATAGCGGCTTGGTGAATCCCTTGAACGCGAACCGCGAAACGCCCTCGATAACCTCCGCCTTAAACTCGTCCGGGGTGCTGCAGTGGTTGAGGTTGATGTATGTGTTCGTCCTCGGTACGAGAATCAACTCGAAGTTCATGGTGACGTAGGCTTTCGGGAAAGCGCGTTGAATTTTTCCGCACCACGGGGCCGAGAACGGTCTAAACCACGGCAGCATATAGCTGCGGAGCTCCTGCTGGCTGACTGCCGGGGCGTCCTGGATGTGGTCGATGCAGCACTCGATGGCCTCCCGCTCTGCGAGGCTGTCCGCCTCCTCGAGCCAGCCGTTGAATACACGGATGATTTCCTCTGCGTTAATCGGTTTCATGTTGCTCCTCCGTTTCATCCTCCATCTTGAACCCGCAGACCGGGCAGAAGTTCCAAACCCAGCTGTCGAAATCGCTTTGCGAAATTTTGGCCTTGCAATGGGTACAGCAAATTGCCGGTTCCTCGTGACTGTCGTTTTCATCATCGACGATGATAAACTTCAATTCCTTGTCCTTCACCCACTTGGCATGACCGCGCAGGCTCTCTGGGTCGATAATCGGCAGCTTTTCCAAGTCCTCAATCTCGTCTTTCATCGCCTCTGCAAGAGTGAGCGGCTCGCAGCAGGATTCGTGGTCTAACAAATCCGCTTTAAGTTCTTCGAGAACTGGGTTAATGTCAACGATTCTTTTTTCTGCCATTCTTTATAGCCTCCTTTACAAACTTCAAGGCGCGTTCCTTGAGCGGGATGCGCCAGCAGAGCCTCCCTTTCCCGGCGTTCAGATTGGAGGTCACCAGCATAACGCCGACGACCTCGATTTCGTCGCACTCTTGGTGCTTTGCTCGCCCGGCCTCGTGTCCGAGGAACTCCGCCTCTTTGGGGTCGTCCGCCATAACCGAAACGGCGAAGTAGCGGGTCGAGCTCTCTGCCCTGCCCTCAAGAAACACATCATATCTCGGCATTCATGGCCTCCTCAATATCATCAAAACTGACCTGTCCGGGAAGTACGCCATCCTCAATCCACCAATGAAAAACGTCTCGCCCTGTTTCCCAGTTGTCCGAGAATATCTTTCCTCTGTTCTCGACGCACTGTTTTCGAGCCTCCACCATCCTGTCAAATGCTGAAATATACATTTTTTCATACGCAGGCCAGCGAACAAACTCGCGTTGTCGCCCCCCCTGCCAGCCATAGGGCATCCGACGCATCCAACACGCTTTTGTCCTTCGCAATACAGCGGATTGGCAGAGAGGCGTTCGGCGTTCATGTAGTCCCACACATCTTCATCAGACCAGTCGATAATCGGGTTGACAGTCATCTTTCCTTTGATGGCGCAAGTTTCAAAAAGCTGTCGCTTTTCGCTGTTGTCCGCCATCATAACAATTCGCTTTTCTTTATCGCGGTGGTTAATTTCCATAATTCCACGATTCAGCTTTCTTTGCGTCGATTCAGCCCATCTCACCCCCGTCGCGATGAATCTATTGTGTCCTGTGGTCTCTTTCAAAACCGCGCAGCAGTATCTCATAATGCGCGTTGGGGGGACGAGCTTCTGCGGTATAAGCGTCCACATAGACACCGGCTTTCCCTTGTACGTCGGCATAATTATGGTGCATTTTATCCCGCGTTCTTCAAGCTCTTTGAACCTGTCCCGGATGAAATAGACTGTCTCTGGCGCATCTGCGGTAGTGTGGCTGTTGACAACTTCAAAATTGATTCCAGCACGTTCGGCCAGTGCCACAAGCACCTGAGAATCCTTACCGCCGGAGTACGTGACCATCAAGGGCCTCTTATACCGATGCTCAGACAGCCGCGCAGCGTCCTGCAACCTAGCGATAGCAAGCTGCTCTTTATCCATTGGTTTCCTCCTCGTACTGGTGAACATCGACAAAGATAGCTTTCTTCCACGGGAGTGCGTTGTACGCCGCCCGCGTCTCCTCCTCCGTCATGTTGTCCACCAGCTCCGGGTCATAGCGTTCATAGAGTGGGTCGTTCATCTCGGAGATGTCGTCCTCCCGGTAGTAGGTTCTTTCGTTTCCGATGATGTACTCCTGAATCCCGCTCGCTCCCCATGTTCCAAGCCAGCAGTAACAGTCATCGCCGCCGACAACATCACCGTCTACACAGGGGATGACCGGGAGCTCCGGGTTTGCTTGCATGAGCTTGAGCAGCTCCTCGAGCTTTTCGCTCTGTTTCATGTTGTCCCATCCTTTCTTTCTGTCTGTGCCGCGCTGTCCTCCCGTCTGGCCTCCGCCATACAGCCGATGTAAACGGCCGCCAGCGGCAGGGAGATGACGAGGGCTGCGCCCGTGAGCCAGTTCGAGGCTGCTGTGAGCCACTGTTCCAGCTCTGTGAGTGCTGCGTACATGATTCTGCCTCCTACCTGAATTTCTTCTTGAAACTGCGAACGATAGCCCGGTGCGTCCACCTCCGGCAATAGGGGTTTCGGACGCTCCCGTCGTACTCCTGTTTCATCTTCTGGTATGCCGCCTTGTTCTCCGCGTACCGTTCGCAATAGTCGTGGCATCCCGGGTGTCTGTCCGGGCACTCTTTCGGGCAGATAGTCATAAGCCGAGCATGACGCTGGCCCGTTTCCGGGCGGCCGTCATGGTTTCGTCGTACTTCGCCGCGCTGTACACCGCGAGCGGAGCCACGGTCTGCGCAGCTCTGGCCCTCCTGAATATCTCCGAGTAGACAGCAGCCGTCTCGTAGATGCTGGGGCCTCTGCCCGGGGCCGAAAGCATTCCTTTGCGGTCGTCGGTGTCCGTGACCTTGAGGTCCTCCTTGAGGGCGTCCTGCACACACCGGCGCAGCTTATCCAGAGCCCATGCCTCGTCCTCTTTCGCCCACTCGAGGTACTGCTTGTAGTTGTTCATAGCGTTCTGCTTGAGGCGCGCCAGCCGGTCTTTCCCGTAGCCGAATGTCTCGTGACAGGTAGCGGCCATGACGAGCCACGCGATTTCTGCGCCCTGATTGCTCGCCATGCGGAGCTGCTCCTCCCGGCGTCCTCTCGGTGCGCGGTCCACGGGCAGCCGAACCTCAAAATCGCAGATGCCTTTGAGGTTCTCCCTCATGGCGTCCGTTGCGTTCTTTCTGCTGCCGTAGAGGATGGCCGTCTGGTATTTCTTCTCAAAGGCGTCCATTTCGTTACAGGCCCGCAGGAGGCGGGATGCGCCAATGCCGTCGTCTTGGTGCATGGAGACGACGATGCACCACATAAAGAGCTGGGCGGAGCGGTCGCGCTGGTCCTCGCGCTCCTGCTGGATGTTGTGGGTCAGTGCTTTCATCATCCAGCCCTCCTTACATCGTGTAGCAGTGCTTGACCGGGTCCCATGTGAGCTTCGGGATGCTCCGGCCGCAGACGCAGGAGAATTTCTGGTTTGTGATTTCGGCGTCCTCGATGTTCGTCCGGCCGTAGCTCGTTTTCTTGCAGTCCGGGCAGGTGTACTCGAACCGTGCCAGCGCGTCCAGAGGGATTTTCGCGCCGCACTTCCGGCACTCGTGAACTGTCTGCGGTTCGCGCAAGAACTGCACAAACTCGTCCTTGCATTTCGGGCAGCGAAGGAACATGAGGCCCTTTGTCCCGACGGGAGGGAGCCAGCTTACCGGCTTCTCGGGGGGGGGGGCTTTCTTGTCTGCCGTGGAAACTACCGGGGCTGCCTGCTTCGGCTCGCTGGCAATGTTCTTTTCCGCCTCCGGTGCGCTGTCGCCGTCGTACAGCGTCGTGGTCTTGGCGATGGTCTCGAGCGTTTTGAGCGCGGTGTCAAACTCTGTGGGGCTCTTGCCGGTGAGCGTGACGCTCACATCCGGCTCTCCCTGAAACTTGAAAATAGCCATCGAAACTTCAAACTTCGTATTTGCCATGTCTGTTATGCCTCCTGTTTCTTTTCTTCCAGCTTGTTTGATGGGTCAAACTTCCTGCCGTCCTCGATGCCTCGCCATGCTGCATCGAGCTCTCCGACCGTCTTTGGCTGGGGCGTCTTTTTGAACTCTTTCGGCGGCCCCATCTTGTCGAGCTCGTCTTTGGCCTCTTTCGGAACTTTCAGCACAAGGCCGTATTCTTGATTTTCCTCGTTCTGTCTTGTAAACGCCTCGTATACGCCTCTGGCGAACCCATAGCCGTAGGAATCGCAGATTTTTGCAATCTCCTGCGGTGTGTAATAGTCCCGGTGCTGTTTGCGGAGCTTCTTCTGCTCCGCCTTGATGCACCGTACTGCATACTTGAAGATTTTTGTGCAGATTTCAAAATCATCCTTGAGCCCAATGAATCCAACGCGCCAGACGGTCGTTTTGGCTCCTCTCTTGCACCGGTATGCCGCACAGCAGTAGTTTTCTCCGATGACGGTTGATAGCGGAGACATCCACGAATTTGCTTTCTTGGAAAACGTCTCGTCAATTTCCTGCTGGATGACCGTCGTGTCGTGCTCCTCGAGGTCTCGTTCGGTGAGCTTGTGCTCCGCCATGAGCTTGCGGGCCTTGAGCAGGGCGAGCTTTGCCTCCTCCGGCTCCGGGCTCTTTGCAAGAGCGAGGAGCTTTCGGATTTTGTCCTTGTAGTCCATCAGGTTTCAACCTCCTGCGCTACAGCTCCCAGTAGCTTACAGCGTGTAAGCATCATCCTCTCGAGCGAGGACCGGTACTTCTGAACCGGCTCCGCATAGCCTGCAAAACACCGTCCTGCGTACCGCCATGTGTCGCCATGCCTCTTGAATGTCAGGTAGGTCGGCAGCCAGCGTCCGTTGCCGTCCTTTGCGGTGCCGATTTCTCCGCCCGCCTGCAACAGGCCTGCGCGGTTTGTGCGAGGAGGGAGAACATTCAAGAAATAGTCCAGCATTTCGCTGTCAACCTCGTCCCCCACTTCGAGGTAGTCCTCAACGCTTGGCAGACCACTTTCCCGCCATCCAGAAAGCGTCTTGAGGCCGGTCCCTCTTACCTCTGCGCGCTTCTTCAATATTTCGTTTGCAACAGTCACCATCTGGGCGTCACTCAGGCGGACCGCAAAACCGTTGTCGAGGTAATGGTAGATGTTTCCGCACTCTACGAGTATCACAGTGGTCTCGAGGTTTGCCACAGGCTCTCCATCGCTCTTGCGGATAACAGGAACAGCGATTCTCTCCATGTTGTGCCGCTCGCCCTTGTCGTATTGAATCCGGTCGAACGCAAATTTGTGCTCATTGATGCGGTAGTCGCGGTAGTGAACTTCTTCATCCGAGTGCGGCAAATCCAATGTAAACGATTTCATTCTCTGATTTCCTCCTCAAACATAATCGGCATACCGGGTGCTGATGCTCTGCACCCACTCTCTGTCCAGCTTGTCGAGGTAGGTACTCCACGCCTCCTCGTAACCGTTCCACCACCATTTCCGGCTCTTGAGGGCAACAATAAGCTGCTGTCGGGGCTTCATAACGAACTTGATGTACGCCCGGTCGCCCATCGTGTAGGCGACGAGGTTCTCGTCCTCGAAAAACTTCTGCCGGTTCAGGTTTGCGAGCTTGCCCTCTTTCCCGGCCGCATAGAGCTTGGCGATGCTGCTGTTCTTGCGCCAGCGGTACTTTTCATGGAGCTTCTCGTAATACTCCATGAAGAGCTCCGGGTCCTTGTTGGCGAGCTCGCACAGGCTCGCGGTAGGATTAAGCGTCGGCCGCTCGATGCAGAATTTGACGTCATCGACCAGCCGGGCAATTTCCTTGGCGTCCTTGTCCTCGATTCGGCCCTGCCATACTTGCTCCCGCAGGCCGTTGAACCACTCCACGAACTCAGAGGAAAGGCGGAGAATAGTGTCGCTGTGGTCCAGCTTCTTCGCGTTGTACCGCGCCGGTCCGGCGACGGCGACGCTCACATGGGCTGCCTCGTGCCGGAGCTGCTCGCTCCACTTGGCATAAATCTGGTCCACGATTTTCTGCTTGCGGCTGTCCGGGATGTTCCAGCTCATAACTTTCTGGCAGTAGACCTCGTACTCGTGGGCCGAAATGTCGCCGCGCTGGCCGCTCATGCTGTTGCTGTTCGCCTGATGAATGAGGCTCTTGTCCAGCTCCTTGATTTTCACGTTACTCATGGCCGTCCTCCTCCGGGGCCAGCACCAGCTCGTAGTCCGAGACCTGCTGCGGGTCGAGCGGTGCTGTGTACTCGATGTAGCCCCACGCGGGCCGGTCGATGTCCTTGCAGTACGTCCGGCCCTCCTCGAAGTTGACGATGGTCGTGATGCTCTCTCCGGGCCGTTTCGGGAACGGGATGCCGCCCACCATCAGCGGGCGGAGGGTGCTGTAATATCTGTAAGCCATATTTTTCTTTCTGCCTCCTGTAATTCAAATGCAAGCTCGTCGAGCTCTTTTTCGATTTCCTCTGCATCGTGGACAATCTGCCGCGCGCCCGGGACGCCCTGTGTGCCGCTCTGCTTTGCCTCTATCCACATCGCAATATGCTCGTCTATGTCAAAGCTGTCGGAGTAGTCTAAAACTTCATCCGGGAATTTTTCAACGCCCACGCAGATGATGAAGTCCTCTCCGGCCGGTGAGTACCACTCAATTTCCACGCGGCCGTCGTCGGTGTAGCTGCTGACGCTCCACTCGCGCTTCTCGAGAATGTCCACATATTCCTGTCTCAATTCAGGCATTTCGTTTGCTACCTCCTGCCCTGTAATCGGCCCATGCCATCGTGACGACCGTCGAGACCTCCCGCAGGCGGCTTATAATGGCCCGGGCTTTCGTTCCGTCTCCACCTTTCGGGGTAAGGGCTCGCACCAGCTCGTCGGCGTTGTAGTTCGTCGTGATGATGGTCGGTTTCATGTCCTCGTACCGGTCATTGAGAATAGAGTACAGGGTGCTCACGCTCCATTCTGTGCACTGTTCCTTTCCGAGGTCATCCACAATGAGCAAATCGACCGTTTTGTACGCCTTGAGTATCTCGTACTCGGTGGCATCTCCGCTGTCGAAAGCCTCCTTAATGTCGGCCAGCAGGTCGCCGGACGTCTTGCAGACGACCGGGACGCCGCAGCCTATGAGCTGCAAGGCGATGGCGGCCGCGAGGTGCGTTTTGCCGGTCCCGTATGTTCCCTCTATGTAGAGGCCCTCGCCACGCTCTGCGCGCTGTGGAAAGCTGTCTGCATAGGTTTTGGCCGTGTCGTAGCACCGCCGCCGCTCCGGGGTGTCCCGGATGAAGTTGGCGAACGTCCGCTGCTGGAAGCGTTTCTTGATGCCGCTCCTGCCGAGCAGCCTCTCGATTTTGGCGCGCCGTTTTGCCTGCGCCGCCTCTTTCTCAGCCTCCGCTTTTTGTCTAGTCTCCTCCGCGTCCGCCTCCGCCCACTTCGCCTTTGCTCGGTCACAGGTGCATCTCTGCGGGAACGGTGCGAACATGAGGACCGTTCGGCCCATCACGAGGGCCTCGTGGTACAGTTTCCGGCCGCAGAACTCGCACTCGACCGGCTCCGGGATTTCGCGCTGGCAGTTGTAGCCACCAGCCAGAATATCCTTGCTTGTCGGCCGCCGGTGCTGGGCAGTCTCAGCCGAACGAGCCGAATCCGCCGGATGGAGTGAATCCAGCATAGCCGTCAGCGTTTCCACGCTGCTCACCTCCTGTGTAGTCGTTCATGTAGCCTTTTGCATTAAGCCAGCTTGCCGGGTTTGGCGTGAATTGCCGTTCCCGGAACCGGCTGTCATATTTCTTTGCAGCCTCAACAGCCGCGATGATTCTGTCGGTCGCCGCGTCGTCCGGCTCCGGGTTGATTTTGGCCCACGCCCGCTCTGCCGTGGCCCGGTCCACCTTCTTTGGGTAGGCCGCGTAGAAGCGGTCAAACCGTTCGGCCTGCTCTGCCGAGAGGCTCCCGGCTTTGCGCCGGGGGGCTTTCGGCTTGTCGCGCGTCTCCGGTGCGGGCTCCGGTGCGGCCGGTGGCGTCTCCTCCACCTCTGCGGCCGCTGCGGGCTCAGGTGCGGGGCTTTCCGCCCTGCGGCCGGGAAAGTTATCAACCGACGGTTTTGTCGGTGCTGCGGTGCGCTTGGAGTAAAGCTGGCGGAGGTTCTCGAGGAGGGACTGCACCCATATAACGCGGCAGTTCTCCCACAGTTCCTTGTCCACCTTTCCCATAGAGGCGAGCGTATTCAGGATGGCCTCCGCCGTTTCGGCCGTAACTCCTGTGACCGCGAGCAGGTACTCCCAGCCCATTTTGTCCCAGCAGTCGTAATACTGTCCGTCTGCCGCGCAAAGAAGTTCGAGCAGCTTAAACCAAAAGGCATACCCGTCGTTTCCCCAGTTCTTCTCGAGGATGAACTTTGTCCGGCTCTTTTCCCCGACGTAATGGGGGAAGTAGTCGGCGGTCTGCCTGTTGCTTCTTCCCAAGTCTCGCACCTCCTTTCTGCTGGTGATTTCAAGAGTAGATGACCTTGCTGCCCTCTGCCGTCTTTACGACGTCCACGGACTGTGGGAAACGAGCTTTCATCTCCGGGTCATGGGTGATAGCCATAATCTTGAGCGAGGAATACCGCTTCTGGATGGCCTCGAGTGCGTCGCAGTAGGCTTGTACGCCCTTGTCGTCGAGGAACGGCGGCTCGTCAATGAACAGGAATCCGAGCTGCACTCCTGCGGTGCTGCTCTTGAGCTCCGCCAGTGCAAGGATGACCGAGAGGGCCGCCTTAACGCGCTCGCCGCCGGAGCGGCTCATATAGGGCAGAGCTCCGGTCGCCGCGTCGTTCACAATGATGTCCAGCGCGGTGACCTCTTTCTTGCTGTTGCTCTTGAGGGTCTTTTCCATGCGCATCTCGATGCTCATGTGTCCGCCAGACATCTGGCCGATGATGCTCGTCGCGGTCGCCTCGAACAGCGGGACGATGCTGCGGACGATGTTATGCGGGATGCCGTCCTGAGAGAAAGCCCGCTTGAGCTCCTCGTAGCCCGCTGCGAGCTGACCCTGTTCCGTTGCCTGACGGCGAAGGACTTCGAGCTTTGCCTCTGCCGTCTCGATTTCTTCTATCTGCCTGCGGCTGTGTCCGGCCTGCTGGTCCAGCTCACCAATACGGATGTTATCCACCGTGAGGGCCGCATCCGCCTCCGCGTACTGTTCCTTGAGCTCGTCCACACCGGCCTGCGCCTTTGCGAGGGTCGCAATCTCCGCATTGATTCCGTCAATCGCCGTCCGGGCCTTTTCTGCGTAGGTCAGGAGCTCCGTGAGGCGGGTCTGTGCTGCGCTCTTTTTAGCCTCCGCTGCCGGGAGCAGCTTTTCCAGTTCGATGTATCTCTTGACATCCGAAAGCTGTGCTTCAATGCTGGCGAGCTCTGCTGCGTTCTGCCGGAGCTTTTTCAGTTCGTCCTCAACGACGAAGCGGTCGGCCTCGCGGCTCTCGATATCGGCCGGGATGGTTTCAAGTTCCTCGTCGATGGCCTTGATGCGCTCTTTAACTTCTGCGAGGCGTTCTTTCTGCGCCGTCAGCTTTGCGAACCGCTCCGAGGCTTTCCGAAGGTCTGCAACGAGGAACCGCTGGGCCTGCAAGTCCTTGCGGCAGTTGAGGTTCGCCGCATTTTTCTTTGCGGCCTGATACTCAGCGTCGAGCTGCTCGGCGCGCTCCTCGGCCTGCTGCCGGTAGGTTTCCAGTTCCGTCTCAGCCGCAGGCAGTTTCTTTTTCGCCTCCACTGCATCCTGCAGGAAACGGCACTCCGGGCTCTCGACCGGGCAACCGCAGGTCTCGAGCATGATGGCCCGGGAGCGGATATGTGTGACCTCGCTCTCTTTTATGTCGAGCCATGACTGTATCCGCGCGGTTTCTGCGTTCTTGGTTTGGAGCAGCTTCATGGCCTCTTGGTCTGCTGCGAGATACTGCTCGTCCTGTTCTTCCAGCGCGGCGAGCCGTTCGCTCGCTCCTGCGAGGTCTGCCGCTTTCCGCTCGAGTTCGTCATAGTCTGCGAGGGCCTGCTCATAGCTCCAACACGTTGCCTGTGCAGAAAGTTTTTCGGCCTCGAGACTGCTTTTCTTTTTTCGCTGGGTGGAGAGCGCGGCCATAACGTCCCGCAGCTTTTCTTCCTTGGACTGAATCAGAGCCGCCGTTCCCAGCAGCTCCTCCCGCCGTGCGGAAAGTTTTCCGTAGCTCCGACTGCCTGCCTCAACCTCATCGCGCTTATCGAGGAGAGCCTGTGCATCAGAAATCTGCGCTCTGCAAACCGTCTGTGCGCTGGCGTTCGCGTTTTTCTCTGCAATCCACGAGCCGAGCTCGCTGGTGAGCTTTTCCGACCGTTTCTGCGCCTGCTTGGCAATGTCGAGCTTTGTCTGCGCCTCGCTCATGGCCTTTGTATGGATGGCCCTGTCTGCTACCGCGCTGGCCTTTTCGATGGCCGTCTTGTTCATGGCTGCCTCGACTGTTGCCTTGTCCGGCATCGCTCGACCGGTCTCCTCCTGCAAATCCGCGATGCGCCGGAGCTCCCGGTTGGCGTCCGCTGCCCGGTTGGCTGCCATGCTCTCCATGCGGTCATAAATGCCGAGGCCGAGGATGTTTCCGAGAATTGCCATGCGGTCCGCCTTGTCGGCCTGCAAAAAGAGGCCGTACTGGTCCTGCATGATAAGGCCGGTCGCCTTGAGCGTCAGGCTGTCCATGCCGATGGTGTTCTCGATGATGGCCTGCGTATCGCGGTATTTCTCCGCGCTGCGGTTCTGCCAGCTCTCGTCCACATACTCAGAGAGGTTCAGCGTCGCCTTGCCGCTCTTTGTGCGGGTGCGGGTCACGCGGTACAGCTTGTCGCCGAGGTAAAACGTGAACTTGATGGAGCCGCTGCGGGCATCCGGGTCATTGCAAATCCAGCCCGTGAGGTCGCCCTCTCTGGGCTCCTCGAAAAGGGCGTCCAGCATAGCGTCCATGAACAGGCTGGACTTACCTGCGCCGTTCTCGCCGTTGATGGTGGCGAAGGAAACGCCGTCGTAGCTGAACAGCTCGTCGCGGTAGTTGCGGTAGTTCTTGACCTCAATCTCCACCGGCATAAACACACCAGTCGGGGTCTCAAGGCGGCCTTTTTCCATTGCCTCCGAGATAATCGGGCGGGCCAGCTCAATGATGCGCTGGGCGTCCTCCGGGCTCTTTTCCTTTTCGGCGAGGTACTCCGCGAGGTTCTGCTCCGGGCTGTTGTCGCCTTGGAGCTCGTCGCGGTTCACGCTTGTCGTGATTTCCTCCGGCGTGATTTCGGAGACGTAGAACACGCCGCCGTCATAGAGCCTTTTCTCGAGGACGGCTTTGTTGAAAGCCTTGTTTGTTTCATCCGAACAGGTATAGAGAACGCGGACGATTTTTCCCTTGAGGCGGTCAGGTACAATAACCCGCTCCGCACTCAGCATTGCGCGGATGTCGTCCTCTTTGAGGCGGATGGTCTCGAACTCCCGGTAGGGCGTTTCGACGTACTCGCTCCACGCCTCACCGTCGTCGTCGATGTCGTGGATGTAAAAGCCTCGCGGCTGGTTCTCGTCGTTGAAGTTGAGACCGGTAATGCTGCCGCAGTAGAACACTGCGCGGCCTGCCTCCGGTAGCCGCTGTGGCCGGTGGATGTGGCCCAGTGCTACGAGGTCAAAGTCTGCGGCTTTCAGGGTGTCGGGGTAGATGACGGGCTCGAACTGTGCAAATAGCGCAGTCTGGCCGCTCTCCATGTTGCATCCCGGGACGGTGAAGTGCGTAGAAAGAATGCTCGTCACGCCGGGCTCGCACTGAGCCTTGAGGCCGAGTACAACCTTTGCCAGCTCGTCCGTGAACACCTGCGTTTCCTCCTCTCGAGAGAGGCCCGGGTGCGCTGCCCGGTGTACGCCACGGTCAAAGCCCGGAATGCAGGCCACATCTACGCGCTGCCCGTGGTAGGTGTGGATGTGGAGCACCTCCGGCTCCGTTACGACGCTGACCGAATCATCGCCGTAAAAAGCCGTCGTCAACATCTCGAACTGCTCCTCGCTGTCGTGGTTCGGAGTGCCACGCAGCACGACTGTCGTGGCAATGTTGGAAAGCCGCCGGATATGGTCGATGGCCGTCCGGCTCTCGCGGAGGCCTCTGTCCGACCACACACGGGCCTGATGGAAGATGTCGCCGGAAACAACGATAAGGTCCGGCCGGTGCTCCTCTGCGTACATCGCCTGAAAATCGAGACAGCGGCAGATGTCCTGAAAGCGGGCGTTCTGACCGTTGACCTCCGGCCCGGGGAAACTGCCGATGTGCCAGTCTCCGGTGTGCAATACTTTCAGCATCACATATCCTCCTTGAGCAGCTCCTTGATGATGTCGTCGAGCTTGCCGCGCCGCGCTGCATCTGCGCGAGACTTCGCGCCCTGAATATTCCGCATTTCATCTTCGGTCGGAACCTGCGCAGAGCCCTTGTGGCCGGAGCTGATGCTGAACGAAATGTAGTCCAGCGCGAGCTTTGCAAGTTCGGTGCGGTCCGGGCTGCGGAACGTCCCGATGGAGCGGCTGAATCGCGCGCCGTTCGTGATAAGGATGGTCGCGCAGAGCCGTGTTTCACGAGGGAGCGTTTCGCTCTCTTTGACCTCAAACATCACCACGTTGTCCGAATTGACGGCGACCATGCCGTCCTGCGAAAGAATCATCATAATCATTTCCTCCATGTATGGTTTCTCTGGCAGTCGCGGCAATAAGCCACTCCGCCGAAATGCTTGCGGCTGTACTCTGCTACGTCGAGGCCAATCTGCTTACCGCAGTCTGCGCAGAACTCGCTGTCGCCGTTCCGACCCTGCTGCCGGTCGCTCTGCGCGGGCCGCTGCTGGCGAGGCTGCTGCGCCGGTCTCTCGGGCGGCTGCTCCTGCTGGGGCTGCTCCTGACCGACCTCAAAATCCGGCTCCGGCTGCAAATAGCCGTCGTCGTCATCATCCACATAGACCGTGTGGCTGGTTTTCGGGCGGCTGCCGTACAGGTCATTCGCCGCGCCAAACATAGACTTTACCGCCTCCTCACGGACGGTCGGATTGTCAAGGTTCGGGACGAGGTATGCCACAACAAAGGGCTTTCCGAACTCCTCGATAAGGTAACTGGACTTAATCTGCATCGCGGTGCGGAGGGCGCGGTTGAGAGCCTTGCTCTCGCACATCTCGCTGCGGAACTTCATAAATTCTGCCCGCTGCTTCTCTGTCATCCCGGCCGTAACATCATCCACCGCAATTTCCTTATGGGCGACGATGGTGACGTTCTCGCCGGTGAGCTGCGGGACGCTGATTCGGACCTCGTGCTTGACGTCCTTGTTGGGGCAGCCTCCGCAGCGAATCGGCTTTCCGATGCTGCGGTTGACCTCCGCGCACTTCTGGCAGGTGGACGGGACGACCGGGCGGCTGGAAAGAATCTTGATGCCTGCGGCCCGCATGAGCTTGGTGAGACCCTTTTTGGTGAGGGCGTACTTGGCCGGGGTCGCTTTGTGGACGTACCCCTTGCTGTCGCGCCACTCGTCCTTGGCTTTCTCCATCTCATAGATTTCGCCGTCATTGAGGTCGGTGCTGATTTTCACGGAGTTCATCACCGGCTTTTGGATGTCGGCAATCTCCGTCACGGTCTGCATCGGGACGAGGAGGTTGTACTGCGCGGGCGGGTACTGCTGCGCAATGGTGAGCGCAGCGTGTTTGTTTTGTTCGTTCATGGTTCACGCTCCTGTTGACTTTTGGTGTGGAGCGAGATACAATAGGCTTGTCCGACAAGAGGGTCGCGCTTTCGAGCGCGGCTCTTTTTTTATGCCTGTGTATCCGGCTCCTGCTGCTCTGCCGCTGCTGCGGCCTCCTGCTCGTCCAGCTCCTTGAGCAACTGGGTGATGGTCTTGCCCGTTTCCTTGCGGCAGCAGGTCGAGCCCATACCGACGCGACGGGCGGCCGCGCTGCGCAGCTTGCGCGAGCATCTGCCGCAGAGGCAGAAAAGGTTCTGTTCAGCCATGTGGTTCACCTCCTTTCAGTGGTCCTTGAGCATCTTGAAAAATGCGTTGTTGATGATGTGGAACGCAAGCAGGGTGACGCCCAGCACGATAAGCCACTCGCCTCCGAAAGCGTAGTAGCCGCGCGCTGCGTAACTGGCCGGGACCAGTGCCAGCGCGGCGATGAATCCGCAGATACCGGCCGCGAGGACCTCTGCAATCCAGATAGCCGCAATGAGCAATGCTCTGTGAATCTTCCAGTTCATTTACTGCTCCTTTCTCTTGAGGCTCTGCGCCGTCTCGAGGACTGCGCGGCTGTACTTGCTGCTGTGCTGGCCCTTGCTCCACGCGGCTTTCATGCCGCTGTCGCCCATGTTGTAAGCCATGAGGGCTTTATCCGGGTCGTCGTACTTCTGGAACGCCTGCCCGAGGATGTAGATGCCTGCCTCGATGTTCTGCTCCGGGTCCATCACGTCCGTAATGCCGAGTTCCTCGTAGAGCCAGCGGTGGTTGCAGACGTTAATCTGCATGAGGCCGAAGTCTCCGGTGTCGCTGACCGCGTCCGGCTTGTAGCTGCTCTCCCGCTCGATGACGGCGAGGGCGATTTCAAACGGGACGCCCTGCCGTTCCGCCTGCTCCCGGACGTACCGTTGCAACTCGTCGCTCATCGGTACGTCGTAGAGGAGCTCCGGCTCCTGTTCGGCCTCTGGCTGCACCTCCATGTAGGCGAGCGTCACATATTCCGTTACCGGTGCTGCAGCTGTCTGCTGTGCGAGGTTTGCTGCGGCCGTCGTCGCGCAGGAGTAAGCCGCAATGAGCGCGGTGACTGTGCAGAAAAACGCAACGGCCGCAATCTCCATCTTTCTTTTAAGCGCATCCATAATCAGGTGTGGCGGCTGCCGTGAGCGAGCCGACCGTCCTCCGTGCGACGCGGTCGAGGATTTCCTTGACCTCTCCGCTCGTCCGGGTCCGGCAGAAGTCGTCGCAAATCTTGATTCGGGTGTTCCCGATGGTGAAGTCCTCTACGACGTTCCCGCTCTGCTTCGCCTCCAACACTTTTTACACCTCCTGTTTTCCGAATTGCTTTCTATAAATGAGCTTCAAGGTCTGAGCCTTGTTCGTTATCTCGTCGAGTACCTCGAGGTACTGCTCCATGCGCGGCTTTTCGCTCGCGTCGATGACGCCGTCGGCCGCGATGTCGATGATTCCGTCCTTGACCTCCGGCAACGACTTCATTGCCGAAATGAGCTGTAATGTGACCCGCTCGAGCTCTTCCAGCTCAATCGGTGAAATTGTCCCGATGCCGAGCGGGCAGAGGTGCGAGCAGAAATGGTTTTGCAGCTCCGGCGCGTTGTAGGTGTCCGACAGCATCAGGACCTCCTCCGGGTGCGGGTTGATGGTTCCGAGCTCGATGTTGGCGAGCCGCGTCCGGTCGATGCCGGTCACCTCTGACGCACCCTCTCTGCTGCCTAACCGGTCGTTCCACGATGCCGCCGCGATTCGTGCCTTGTAAAACACGTTGTCAGCGGCTTTCGTCGCCATTTTGGGCATTTATCCTGCGCCTCCTTTCGATTAAAATATTTACAGGGAAACGCCAAATGTTCGTTTTTGGCGTCACGATTTTGCATCAATGACGCGAAACGGGTCGCTTCGGGTTAAAAAAAAGGTCGTCGTAGGGATAGCCGAGGGCCTGCTTGATTTTCAGGCTCAGCTTGAGGGACGGGTTCTTGTCGCCGCTCTCAATCTGTGCGTAGTGGCTCCGGCTCACGCCCAGCCGCTCGCTGAAAGTCTGCTGGGTGTAGCCTGCGCCCTCCCGGAGCGTTTGCAGCTTTTTCCGCATCCTGCCTGTTTCCTCCTTTCTGTGTGACCCTTTCGGGGTCTTTCTGTGGTTTATTATAGTCCCTAATTGGGGCAAAGTCAAGTTTTTTTCAAAAATTTCTGCTTTTTGTGACGCAATTAGCGTCATTTGTCCCCGTGAGGGGATTTTTGTGATACAATATAAAAGTCTTAGGGAGGTACGTCTGTATGGATAAGTTTTCTGAACGGTTGGTCGCGCTCCGCAAGGAGAAAGATTTGACGCAGGCCGAGTTTGCCCGCCTCTGCGGTAAGCAGCGCACTACGGTCTCCGGCTACGAGACCGAGGGCAAGGAGCCCGATTTCGCCCTGCTCTGCCAGATGGCAGACTATTTCGGCGTAACCACCGACTATCTGCTGGGCCGCGAGGACGAGCGCGCACACGGTAACGAGGCGTTCCGCCGAGACAACGTGAGCTTCAAGCGCAGATATGACGCCCTCCCGCAGGAGCTCCGCACGGTCGTCTCCTCGACGTTCGATTCTGTGTATGTGCTACTCTCCCGGTGCATGAACGCACGGGACGCTGCGGAGCTGACCCTGTACCGCGAGCTGTTCTCCGAGCTTCAAACCGGACGCGGCGAGATAAAGAGCATCCTCGCGGATTGCGGGGGAGACCTGGCAGGTGCTTTCCCGCAGATTATGGAGAAGCAGAACACGCTCAAGGCCAAAACCGCTTCTATCCTCGACAGCCTCTTGCAGGCAGACGTTGCGGCCTTAAAGGATAGCAACAAGTAGCCTTTCGGCCTGCGCTCCGGCGCGGGCCTTTTTTGTTTGGAGGTCATCATGGAGCAGTATCTCATATACCTGCGCAAGTCTCGTTCCGACCTCGAGGCCGAAGCGCACGGCGAGGGTGAAACGCTCTCCCGGCACGAGCACACTCTGCTCGAGCTGGCGAAAAGGCAGCATCTAAACGTGACCGATATTTACCGCGAGGTCGTCTCCGGTGACACCATCGCTGCCCGTCCGATGATGCAACGGGTTCTCTCTGAGGTTGAGCAGAGCGTTTGGTCCGGCGTCCTCGTCATGGAGGTCGAGCGTCTGGCGCGCGGCGACACAATCGACCAAGGCATCATCGCACAGACGTTCAAGTTCTCCGGGACGAAAATAATCACCCCTATAAAAACGTATGACCCCGACAACGAGTTCGATGAAGAGTATTTCGAGTTCGGCCTGTTTATGAGCCGCCGCGAGTACAAGATTATCAACCGCCGGTTGCAGCGCGGTCGTCTCGCCTCCGCCAAAGAGGGGAAATGGCCGTCCGGTCTGGCTCCGTTTGGTTATCGTCGGGTAAAGCTCAAAAACGAAAAGGGCTGCTCGCTCGAGCCCATCGAGGAGCAGGCCGCAATAGTCCGTATGATTTTCGACCTGTACACGGTCGGTTTGCAGGACGAGGACGGTTCCGCTCGCCCGCTGTCTTTGGGCTCAATCGCCACGAGGCTCAACGATATGCACATCCCGTCTCCGTCCGGTTCGCAATGGGCAAGAATCACCATTCGCGGAATCATCAAGAATCCGACGTACATTGGCATGGTGCGCTGGGGCAGTCGTGAGACGAAGAAGAAAGTGGTTGACGGCAAGGTCGTTTCTGTGCGCGGTCCTGCCGACCCAGAGAAAGAGTGCGTATTCAAAGGCATTCATCCTCCGCTCGTTCCGAAGGAAACATTTGAACTCGCAAACGATAAGCTCACCCGGAGTGAGAATACTTCCACGCACAAGGAAAAGGTCGTCCGGAATCCTCTGGCCGGTCTGCTCGTCTGCTCCGAGTGCGGCAGGCAGATGATGCGGATGATAAACCCTGTCCATCCAGATATGCCGGTCGTGCGCTGTCCTCGTCGCGGCTGCCCGAATTGCTCGAGCTATCTCCCTATCGTCGAGGAGCGCGTCATACAGGGCCTCTCCGAGTGGATGAAAGGCTATGAGCTCGAGTGGAGCTCCGCTGCCGCGTCGTCCTCCGTGTCGTCGGTCGGTGTCCGGGAAAAAGCTCTCGCCAGCGCGGAGACCGAGCTCCGCAAATTACAGCAGCAGCTCGAACGCACCCACGACTTCCTCGAGCAGGGCATCTACGACACAGATACCTTTCTGTCCCGCTCTCGGATGCTCTCCGACAAAATCGCTGCTGCAAAAGATAGCGTCACTCGCTGCTCCCGCGAGCTGACCGAGGAGAAGCTCCGGGAGACCAGCCGCCGTGACATCATCCCTAAAGTTAAGAATTTGCTCGATGTGTACCCGCTGCTCGAAACGGCCGAGGAGAAAAACGCCCTCCTGAAAGAGGTGCTTGAAAAGGTCGTCTACCAGAAGCTAAACGAGAAGCGCAAAAAAAGTCCTGATGGTTTCACCATAGAGATATACCCGCGCATCCCAAAATCCGAAAAATGAAAAGAGAGGGCCGTTTCGGTCCTCTCTTTCTTATAGTTATCCTGTTTAGCCATACTCATTAGGACAAACATGATAACTATATCAGCAGGGGCCTCCGGGCTCCTGCTTTCTTTCTGTTCTGCCGTCGTTTCGTGCATAATGCCGCAAAAAGCGTCATCCTCAAAAACTTTTTGCCACAAATTGCCAGATTTTACTTGACATTGTCCCTTTTAGGGTCTATAATGGGGGTACAAGAAAACGCTATGACCCAAAACGGGTAGGAGGACAAAAAGATGTTTGAAGTGACCTATCAGGAAGTAAACAAGCGCGACGAAGTCGTCACCAAGCGCAAGTCTTTCAAGACTGCTGCCGCCCGCGACAAGTTCGTCGAGAGAGCATCCCAGAAGGACAACTTCCTTTGTGTTCTCGCTTACGCTGGTTAATGGAGGTGCTCAAGATGTTCAAGAAAATCGTGAAATCCATCGCCGCCATCAAGACCGAGAACGACCGCGACAATTGCTACTGGCAGATTGACCGCGCGTTCGAGGAAGAGCGCATCTCCTTTGAGGACCACGAGCTCCTCTACGGTCTGGCCGGTATGGTTGAGGTCGCTTAATTTTTTTGCTTTCGTGTGTCCCTTTTAGGGACGTTTAGCAAGCAGTGAGACCCGTTTCGGGTAGGAGGTTTTTATGGAGCTCTACAAGTACACCGGCAGCGTTGCCGTCCTGACCGTTCGTTTCGGCAAGGCCGAGACCGTCACCCTCTACGACAGCTACGACGACAGCGTCGCTCCGGTTCGTCTGGATGTTCGCGGTGCTCTGGCAGAGTACATCAAGAAAATCGAGGGCACGGACAGCGAGGAGCGGTACATGAATCTCGACTGGTACTACGACTTCAATATGCTGCTCCGGCGCATCGAGGTTCCGGGCGTCCCGTCCAAAAAGTTCCAGATGACCGGTGTCCCGGCCAAGGTCCTGACGCAGACCCGCAGCAACCCCGACGAGCTCGTCTGCTTCGGTTGCCCCGATTTCATCAACACAACCAAGCCGGTCTCGATGGGTCAAGATGATTACCAGAACTTCCTCATGTGGAAGCGTGAGAACAGAGACTAAGGAGGTGCAGACGATGAAGCGTTACCAGATTTTGTACAACAAAGCCGGTTTCCCGCTCTGCGTTTGGAAGTCGTCCGAGGCGGAGGCCCGCAGCTTTGCAAACAGGTTTCGGGCTGCTGGATACTCCGTCGACGTGTGGGAGCACACCGAGACCGGCGCACGTAAAACCAACATCTAACCCCGCCTGACGATGGCCGCTGGCGACGGCCGAAACGCCTGAAAGGGCGTCGCGGGAGCCAAACCGCAAAGGAGTGTCAACTATGAAAATGAAGTCCTACAAGGCAACTTTCTTCCGCCACAACCCCCAGTTCAAGAATGGCGGTTACGTCACCGAGCGTAAGATTGAGGCCGTCTCGCTGCCCTCTGCTCGCAAAAGAGCCCTCGAGATTTCCGAGCACTGTGTATACGGCAGCATGGAGCTGCTCGACATCGAAATGGAGGCATAAGAGATATGACCGTTCTTGAGCGTTTGAAAGCTGCCGGGTATGACCCGGCCGTGTCCATGTTCCCCGATAGTATCGGGAAGGCCGGTTCCATGGAGTGTGAGCGCGTCCAGATTCGCACGTTCTTCTGCCGTCCCCGTGAGAACGAGGCCGCCATCGGGGTGACTGCAACCGCGATGACCCATTTTTCCGACGGCTCGACCCGTCCGTACCCGGACGGCTGGCCGCGTAGCCTTGAGGCCAGCGTAACGCTCTACTTCTCCGGCGACGCGGACTTCCGATTCTTCGGGAACGTCTCTACCGACCTTGTCGGCTCCGATTCCGAGTTTCGTTACAGGCTCTTGAGCCGCTGTATTCAGGACTGCAAGTATTTCCTCGGCTGCGGCTCACGTTTCAGCAAGTACCTCTGGGGCTGCTGCGTTGAGAATCATATTCAGGCCATGCGCATCCTGTGGGACAGCTTTTCCGACGACGAGAAGCCCGAGTGGACTTCTCTCGAGGAGATTGAGACGTTCAGCAAGAAGATGCTCGAGGAGGAGATTTACTGATGGCTGCCAAAAATTTCGAGTTGTTCCTTGGGTGTCTTGGCAACGGCGTCACGGTCTGTAACTCCGCCGTGATGGAGAACGGCGATTTTAAGATGGTCGCCCACATCTCCGTCGAGGGCAAAATCACATGGTACGTCAGCGAGGACTATCCGCCTGCGGATGCTCTCGCAAGCATCCGGGCCTGTGCAGAGCAGGAGCGGGTAAAGTACGAGGCATGGCTCAACGGCCTGTCTCCGGCCGCGCGCCGGGAGTATCAGCTCGAACGGCTGCCGCTCCCCGAGTTTCTGCAGGAGCTCCGCAAGGCAAGAGAAGCAAAGGAGGGAGCCTAATGGCCCGCGATATTCACGATTACGACAGCCTCAAGGAGGCGTACAGTGACCTGCTCATGTTCGAGCAGTTTCCCGGTCCGGTGCATAGCGAGCGCGTCGAGGAGTTCGTCATTCAGCTCAAGCGCGACATCCGGGAGTACGTCAATCGGGATTCTGATTACCACATCGTCCGCGACGAACTTGATTCTTTCGTTGAGCTCGTCGAGCTGCCCGACTACGCCTCTGACTACTCCGAGGAGAGGGCTCTCCTGTGGTTTAAGATGTATCGCTCCTACCGCCTTTTCGAAGAGCCAGGCTGCGGCGGGCAGTTCTTCACCACCGGCGTCAAGCTCTTCCGCCGTCGTGGCCGCTGGTACGCCTATCATTTTGTTTCGGTCGATATGTAAGGAGGTTCGCATGGAAATCAATATCACATACAAAAGCCCGGAGCACGAGGCTGCATTCCTGTCTGAGCTTCAGCGGATTCCGCGCATCGTCAATCCCGAATCCGGGCGCATCAATCCGTATTGGGGCGCGTCCCTGTATCTGCTCTCCGCGCTCACGCGCTGGCCGGAGCTCCGCATTGCCGTAATTGGTGAGGACTACATGATGTTCACGGCCGCAATGGAGGCTTTCAATTTGAGCCAGAACGAGCGCATCGTCGTCGAGCTGGCTGCCAACTTCTACAACGCCGGTCTATGGGAGATGCCCGGTTTCGAGATGGTCTACGCCACCTGCGACACGGCTTTCACGCTCATTCTTGAGGCGTTCCGCCTGCGTCGCGCAAAGCTCTTTTACAAAGATGGGGAGGTGTCCGCAGAATGGGAAGAAAGAAAATGAGCCTACGGCGCGCCGTCGCCATCCTGCGCCTTGTCGCTGCGGATGACCTGTCCTCCGGGCGGGCAATCGACGGGCAGAATGAGGCTGCTGCCGTCGTGCTGGAAGATTACGAGGAAACAAAGAAAGAGCTCGCGGATTGGGTGAATGCTTCTCCCGAGGAGCTTGCCGACGTCATTGCTGGGATGTAAGGAGGCCTGTACCGTGGCTGCTGTCTATCGGACGTTGTACGAAAAATATGAGCAGAACGACGTTTTGCACGTCGGGATTCAGGAGGTCGTCGAGGCCGAAAAGGAGATTGACACGTTCCTCAAGTCTCTCGACCGGGACCAGCGCGACCAGCTCGATACGCTGCTGGGGCGTCTGTCCCGCGCCTACGAGATGCAGGGCTTTCTTTTTGGCGGCCTTGCCTCCGGCGCAAAGTGGAACGGCAAGACCGCTCCCGAACCGGGTGACGGCTACGGCCGGAGCGTCCGGGCTTATCACGGCTCAACGCTTGCTCCGGTCTGCCAGATTGACCGCAAGACGAATCAGGTCATCCGCGAGTACCCGAGCATCGCCGCTGCTGCCCGTGCTACCGGTCTGGACGACAGTGCCATCGGAAAGGTGTGCAAAGGAAAGCTACCCCACGCTGGTGGTTTCCTTTTCCGGTACATCGAGCAATAAATCTTTCATAGGTATGCAAAAATATTTCAAGAAATTGCCATTTTGCTCTTGCTTTCCACGCGCTTGTGTGGTATAATATAGTCAGTTGAGGGGGTCCTCCTCAATGAGTAAGGTGGCAAGGCCAGAAAGGAAACAAAATGGACGACGAAATGAATACCGCTGAGGTGCTTCGTGACGAGGCAAAGGAGAACCGGACCCGTGAAATTCTCGAGCTTATGCGTAACAGCAAAACGCTCGAGGAGGCCATGGAAAAAGTAAAAGCCCTGCTCAACAAGTAAGCAGGGCTCTCCGATGAAGAACAAAGGCCGATGACGGCGGCCAGAGTTCTGAAACGCCGGGGGAGTGAGAAACAGCTTGCAGATGCCTCACTTCTCCGGCATTTCTATTATATCAAATTCAAGGGGGATTTCAAGATGGCAGCTTTAACGCCTGTTGCCGCCCGCATCACCGGGCTGCGTGAGGCTCGCGGGTTGACCCGCACCCGGCTGTCGCAGCTCTCCGGCGTTCCGCTGCGGACGCTCGAGGAATGGGAGGCCGGTCGCCGTGTCCCGCGTGACGTTTACCAGATTCATGCCGTCGCTGCTGCGCTCGGCATGAGCATTGAGGATTATCTTGGGCTGTAAAGAATCAGGAGACCCGACGTTGTGCCGGGTCTCCCTTTTTTGTTATTCGGGCATAAAGCCGTAACCGGCCTCAAATGCCGCTGCTTCTCGGAGGTAGGCAACGCGGCCTGCTGCGCGGTCGATGGCGTCTCTTAACTCCCGGTCCTCGACCAGCTTGAGCAGCGCGGTGAGCGCGACCTCTGCCTGCATGATTTCGCGGGTGTCCTGCGGGTTGACCTGCTCCATGTAGAGCTCATAAATAGACTGTTCCATGCTTGCCTCCTATGCCCGCCTGCGGTCGAGCCGCTGCCGCGCATATAGGATTTGCGCCACGCGCGGTTCTTCCCGCTGCGGAGATTTTGGAGCAGCCAGTGGTGACGGGAGGGCTGTTCGCGTTCCCCGTGTAGCCCTCTCCATCACCTCCCTGTGGGCCGTCTCCCGCAGGCTGATTTTAACTTGCTGGCTATTTGCTGGTAGCTTTTCGGGGTGCTTTCTCCTGCGTCGAGCCGTAGAACGTCACGAGCGCGGCTCCGGGGCCTCGATTTCGGGCTTTTGCGGTCTGGCCGTAAAGTTTGCCGCCT